CTCTGGCGATGGCTCTGGCGATGGCTCTGGCGATGGCTCTGGCTATGGCTATGGCGATGGCTCTGGCGATGGCTCTGGCGATGGCTCTGGCGATGGCTATGGCGATGGCTCTGGCGATGGCTCTGGCGATGGCTCTGGCGATGGCTCTGGCGATGGCTATCTCAAAGAAAAGGTGGCATCTGCTATCCAAAATTGGCCCGCAGAGCAAATTGCCAGATTCGATTATCTGGTGTCTACAAGCGCCATACTAGCACTTTGGAAGTCGCGCACAGACGGAAGCCCTGCTAACGGAGGAAGCCTTCGCCCAACCGAAGAACCAGCCGCCCCTGGCGTTATTCACGTATCAGAAGGCCCGCTAAATCTTTGCAGCCCTGGCACTTTGCACGCAACATTAGCGCCAGACAAGTGGAAAGGTGATCGCGTTTGGGTAGTGGCTTTGTTCGGCGAAATCGCTTATGCCACCGACAAAATAGGAGCCCTCAAGCGCGAGATCATCGGCGAGGTCAAATTGTGAAATCCACCATAGACCAAATCCGCGCGGCTTGGCTTTGTTCGACACCGTTAATCGCGGTACGAACAGCCGACCCGACAAGTGTAATGGAATCCGTCAAGGGCTTCAAAAAACAGCGCAAGTCTGCATTGCTCCAGTGGGACATCTGTAACGGGCTGCGCGCTATTGATCGCCCAGACGACGATCTCAAGCCGGGAGCCGCCGCGCTCAAGAAGTGCCTGGGCGATGTCGAGCAATCCAGTTCGACCAATCCAGTCGAGGCGCTAGGGATGCTGGCACGATTACCGAATGACGGGATTTGCTTTTTTCATAACGCGCATCGATTTATCATGGGAGAAGACATCGGGCCAATCCAGGCAATGTGGAATTTGCGCGACGACTTCAAGGCCACGGCGCGGATGCTAATTTTGATTTGCCCTAGCGTCACGCTGCCGGCAGAGCTTCAGCAAGATGTTTTGGTAATTGACGATCCACTGCCGACCGACGCCGACCTGAAAGAGATCGCGCTGCGGCTGTACAAAGAGACGGAACTGCCGGAGCCGGACGCGGAGACGCAAGAGAAAATCGTGGACGCTACCCTGGGGCTTGCGGCATTTCCGGCTGAGCAGACGATGGCCATGTCGCTGACAAAAAAGGGCATAGAATTAGAGGAACTTTGGAGCCGCAAACGGCAAGTAATTGAGGGCAATCCAGGCTTGAGCGTATGGCGCGGGAAGGAATCATTCGATGATTTGGGCGGGATCTCCAATCTAAAATCGTTTCTTCTCCAAGTCATTAGTGGCGTGGAACCTCCGCGTTGTCTATCGTTTATAGACGAGATCGAGAAAGCAATTGGAACCGGGCAGGACACAAGCGGCGTCAGCCAAGGCATGCTTGGAAATCTTCTTACCTACATGCAGGACACGAATGCTACTGGCATGATCCTGATCGGCCCTCCTGGTACGGGAAAGAGTATGATTGCGAAAGCCGCCGGAAATGCCGCCGGAATTCCGATAATTGCGCTCGATTTATCTGGCATGAAAAACGCACTTGTTGGCTCCAGCGAGGCGAATCTAAGAAATGCTTTAAAAGTGATTTCCGCTGTAGGTCAGGGCCGTATTCTTTTCATTGCCACGTGCAATAGCATCGCCGTCTTACCACCTGAATTGCGGCGCAGGTTCACTTTCGGCACGTTTTTCCTTGACATGCCTTCGCGGAGCGATCGTGAATCGATCTGGAAATTGTATTGCAAAAAATATGGCGTGGAGGGCGAACGGCCCGACGACATTGGATGGACCGGCGCGGAAATTCGCCAGTGCGCCGATCTCGCACGCCGACTGAAGTGCAGCTTGATCGAGGCCGCTACTTACGTCGTTCCGGTTTCTAGATCTGCCGCCGATCAGATTCAAAGGCTTTGTCGGGAAGCTGATGGCCGATACATCTCGGCTAGTGAGCCTGGATTGTACAAGTATTGCAAAGAAGAACCTGCTCAGGTTGCCACTGGGGTTAGGCGACAAGTTCAGTTCGGGACAGAGGAGGTACAATAACGTGCCGTGTGACCAATTACGCTATCAGTACGCGAATTTTGACAAAGCCGACTTCGAAGTCTTACGCGCCGCTATTCTACGCGCCGGCCTGACGATTTCGCGTGAAGACAAAGAGCGGAAGTTCATCTATTTCTACGATTCCAACGGCCTTACCGGCAACTTTTACGGCGGCAAATTCACCGTGCAGGAAGGAATCGAAATCGACGCCATCAAGCGCCAGTATTCCAACGAAGCCGTGGAGCGGGCTTCAAAGAAGTATGGCTTCACAGTCAAGAAGAACACCGGCAATAAGTATTTGCTAACACGGAGGACATACTAGCCATGAAGCCAGACGATCAGATCGAGGTTGAAGTCCTTCCAGACGGAACAATCAAGTGTACGACAAACAAGATCAGCGCAGCTAATCATTCCAGCGCAGAGGGCTTTATGGCGTTCTTGGCTCGCTTGACCGGGGGCGAGACGACCATCACCAAGCGCAGCGCACATACTCACACCCATGCACACGAGAAGGCGAAGGAGTCAGTATGACGCGCGAACAAAAGCTCGAAGTCCATCTTTTGCATTTCGTCTGCCCTGAAGGCGTTCCACTGACCGGCAAGCGGCAGCTTGAACTGCTAGCTAAGGCCACAGTAGAGCAAAAGCACGCCGCTTATCAAAGGGCGCTAGTTCACAACCCGCTCTTACTAGATGATGAGCGCTGGTTCATCTTCACACCAGATCAAGTCGCATCACTGAATGCCTATCAAGCCTGCGGCCAGTGGCATCCATTCACCTGTGGGAACCATTGCGGCGCGACGCTGGTAGCCACTGTCGATGGCTGGATCTGCCCGACTGAGAACTGCGGCTATACCCAAGACTGGGCACACGGGTTCATGGCTGATTGGTCTTGGAAAGATCAGCTCGACCAAATGCACAAAGCATTGCTTGCAGCAAAACTGTGTCCCCATGGAATCCGCGACGGCGTAGGTTGCATCATCTGCGATACCGATGGATCTGCGGAGGCCAGCGCGCCGGAAGCGCATAGAGAAGCGAAGGAGAACAAAACCGCATGACGAAAGAAGAAATCTATGACGCGCAGATATCCCCACTTGTTAAGCAAATCATCGAGATATGCAAAGCGCACAAAATCGCGCTCATTGCCGATTTTGGCCTGGACGATGATATGCACTGCACGACATCGCTCTTGGCCGATGAGTACTTGCCGAGCGATTCGCAGTTGGAAGCTCATGCGGCACTGAGGCCGAAGCCGATTTTCGCGCTGGCCGAAACCGTCGAGACCAAGCCGGACGGTTCCAAGAACATTACCATCAGGAGAATATCGTGACTGGAACAGTTCTTATTCTATTCAATGGGCGATTTTATCGACCTGCTGGTTGCCGCGCACCGCTACATGGAGAGAACTATGTGAGCAAAGACGGCAAAGTAAAAAGCTTTGATCCATTGGCACCTCCATCCGGTGATAGGCTCATCGTCCGAAGTCTGACCGTCATCGAGAGCAATATGGGGTACACGCTCAGCTCAGAACAGGCGCGATTTACGACTTTTGCGCCTTTGGAATCCAAGGAGAAACAATCATGACTGCCGAACTACCACGTCTGGATCAAGATGTAAAAGCCGTCAACATCTTCGACAAAAGCGTTGCGCTCAATGTGACCATCGGGTGTCTAGGCGCGACGAAGAAGTTGGGCTCCGATCAAATAGAAGTCGATGCCGACAAGACCCGCATCAGCGCGAGCAAGAGCATCCTGGCATCGCCAGAACTGGAAGCCATTCGGGCCGCGCAACGGGCCGTCAGTACGACACTCAGAAAGCTCTGTTTGCCGAGCCTGTTCAAGTCGGGGATCTATCTTATCCCGATTGCTTCGATTGCCGACATTGACGTCATCCTGGTTGAGGCCAAGAAGACAATCATGGACGCGCTTGTGCCGAAGTTCCTGGCCGTTTATCCCACGCTAGTCGAGAACGACAAGATCAGCCTGCGCGGGACATTCGATTTGGCCGACTATCCGACATTGTCGAAAGTCCAGAATAGCTTTTACTTCGACTGGTCTTACATCTCGTTTGGCGTGCCGGATGCGCTGAAGGGCGTCGATTCGGATCTCTTTAAGCGAGAACAGGAGAAGGCCGCGCAGCGGTTGAACGATGCCGCCAGTGAAATTGAGACGATTCTACGCGCCCAGATGCTGGATTTGGTTTCGCACTTGACCGACCGGCTGGCCGGCACGCGCGATAACGGCAAGCCCAAGATATTCAAAGATTCGCTGGTCGGCAATGTCAAGGAGTTCTTGAAAGAATTCTCTCGCCGTAACATCACAGACGATGCCGAACTGGAGCGCCTCTGCGATCAGGCTCGCGGCTTACTAGATGGTGTGGACCCGCAGGCATTGCGAGAACAAGAGCAGGTCCGCGACCGCGTGGCGCAGGGCTTTCAGCAGATCAAGGCCCAGCTCGACGGGATGATGACAGATCGCAAAACGCGGCTGATCCAGTTCGAACAGCCAGAAGAATAGTTGTTGACATTTATATCCCTCTGTGATATTCTAAACGCAAGAAAAAACTTTTATGCCAGCACCCGAACAGCAACAACAGAAGCCGCCATCCGCGCCCGTCAAGGCGTCACTCAGCAACGGCGATGCCGAAGCCGTGGCAAAGCTGACCCGGCGCGAAGGCTGGAAAGAATTCACGGTGGATGATGTCCTAATGGCTTGGGATCAGTTCCCAGATGGTACGGCTACGCAGATACTTGCGGCAGAATATCGCCTTGCTGACTTCAAGCGGTTCATTCGGCTGGCTGCGGCGAAGGGACTGGACCCCCTTTTGAATGATCTTCACTATGAATTCCGCAATGACAAGAATTCGCCGACCGGCATGAAGGGAACAGCTATCTGTCATCAGAGTTCGGACCTGAAGATTGCTCACAGATCTGGCCTTTTGGACGGGATCGAACAGAAAGACGCCACCGATGAGCGCGGCTTTTACGTCCAGACATTCGTCTACAAGAAAGGCTGTTCAAGGCCATTCACCTTCAAGGCTTATCTGCGCGAGTTCAAACCATCGAATGCTTACGACGGTTCGCCTTGGTCCCGAATGGAATTTAATATGACGGCCAAGTGCTCGCGCGCCGGCTGCCTTCGAATTGCATTCCCCGAAGAGTTAGGGGGGATGGTGACCGAGGACGAGATGGATTATGACCAGAGCCGCAACGGTTCGCAGCAGCCAACCGCGCCGCCACAAGGTCTGACCGTGGGAGAGAAGTTGCCAGCAACGGAGACTTTGGTGATCCGCCCGACTGTCGGCATCGAACCGGCCAAACCCCAAGCCAATATTCCGCCAGCAACTCAAGCGCCGCTAGCGCCAGCCGCTGCCACCCAGACCCCAACGCCCGCGCCAACAGCGCCGCCGCCCGACGACAAAGACGCTGCCCGCGCTCAGTACAAGAATCGCCTTGCGGTTCTGATCGGCACGGATTCTGCCTTCGCGAAAGCCGGCCTGAACAAGAGCCATATCGACAACTTTTTGTTGGGCTATTTCGGAGTGGACAGCAAGGCGAAGCTTCCACCCGATCCAGGCCGGTATCTGGCAGTGTTCGATGACCTATTCGCACATCTTGGTCAAGACGTGGGCAATGTCCAGATGCTTATCGCCAATCCGGCCAAGTTCGGCGAGTTCCGATTATTGGCCATGCAAGCGCGGCCGGCAGCAGGCTTTGCTCCTGAGTTATCCAAGCGCTTCGGCTGGGATCTGGCGTTGTCTTCGCTTGGAGCAAAGTTCATGGCGAAGGTCGGCTTCACCACGGTCGATGATTTCAAGAACGATGTTCTCGATCCATCCGGCTTGAGCCAGATGACACAACCGCAAATTGGCACAGGCTTAATTTTTGCCTACTATGATGCGGAAGCCCTCGGGTTAGTCATCCAAGCCAACAAGCGTGGCATGCCGCTGAGCCAGATCTGGGCAGAGACCGAGAAGATTGCCGGGCCACTGGAACCGCTGACAGTCGATCCGGCTAAAGTACTGGCGGCGGTGAAGACCGTAACGGCGGCGAAGGAGAAGAAATGACGACACATGAAGAGACGCTACTCTTGATCCGTGGAACCGTGGCTTCCTTACCGGAAGCTGACCAAGCTTACGTCAAAGAAGCTAAATCCAGAATCGAGTCCATTCGCGTGGAATTTGGGGATGCTGGAACACTTGCCATCGCCCTTATCGGCGCTGAGATGGCCGCAGCCGAAGGAGGAGAATAAGATGCCAGACATAGACATGACACTATTCCCCGGCAGCAGTATGCTCGACAGCGCGGGCCTGGATGCCGAAGGCCATCTGATCGTCAAGTTTCGGGCCGGCAAGACATACCGAAGCGCTGAGCCGGTGCCCCAGGCTATTTTCGATGGCCTCGGCAGCGCCGAGAGCGCCGGGAAATTTTACAACGCCAACATTCGCGGCAAGTACAGCATGCGGGAGATTGCATGAGACGCGGCAATAAAGAAAAGCTGTCATGGACGCCTGTCCGATCTGGGAAGCTATACTGTTCTTCGGCTTGCGGAGGTGGCTGTACCTATGCGGCATTTCTCAAGGCTATCAAGAACGGAGATGAACTAGCCGCTCATTGTGGCCGAGGATTCACGCGCCACGTTTGGGAGAATCTGGGATGGCACTTCCATGCTGAGTTAGTCAAGAACAGATTGCAAATTTCCGAACTCTCCGCGAATACATTTCACGCCAATCTTGGCGGCCAGCATGTAGCGAGCGGACGAACCCCAAAGGCCGCTATCGCTAATGTCGTCAGAAATATAAAGACCGATATTGCTAGCCTTCAGGCGCTTCTCAAGGGCCTAGAATGACTGGCCTAACTTTCAACGCCGACACTCACGAGTACTTCTACCGTGGCCATCCGGTTCCGAGCGTAACACAGATCCTGCGGGATATGAAGATCTCGCCACTTTACCCGGCCGACAAGGGCTGGCTGGAGTTCGGCCGCGCCGTGCATCTTGGGTGTGAGCGCCTCTTACTTGGGAAGCTGCCAGTCGAGGGCAATACCTACCCTGAGACCAGCGATTTGCTGTGGCCGTATCTGAATGCCTTCCAGCAGAAAGTCAGAGAGTACCAAATCAAGCCGATCTCGACTGAGCAGCGCGTCTACAACGATCTCCAGGGCTATTGTGGAACTTTAGACGTTTACTGCAAGATCTTCGGCGGCGAAGAGGCGATTCTGGACTTCAAAACCGGAGCGCCTCCAGAATGTACAGCGCTTCAGATTGCCGGCTACGAGATGGCGCTGAACCGAGAACTGGGGCTTCCGGAGAACTACCGGAGACGGCGGCGATTCGCGCTTTACTTGTTAGAGGACACTGTCAAATCTGGGGGGCGCGCTCGGATGGTGGAGTTCAACGATGCGCACGATCACACCGTGTTCAGCGCCATTTTCACGGTTTACAAGTGGCAGCGGCGCAAGGGCAATGGCGGCAGGGCGAAGGAGGCGACGACAGCATGACAAACCAAGAAATCGGGATTGAACTCGACAAAATCAGAATCAGGATTATTGCGAACTATGCCAGAAGCTTGGTTCCGGCACTGAAAGATGCTGGCCGAGAGCACTCCGCAAAAGAGTTGGAGCGGTTGCTATTCGAATACGACGTAGCTGTCGAAGAAGGCGGTAAATTCGCAGTAGAACACCTGACTTCGCTGCTAGGTGGCAAGCCGCTATGACCGATCCTCGCGATCTTCTCAACATCTTGATCAAGACGTCGGTCTATTCGGAGCCGCCGAGCGAACTGCACCATTCGATCATTACGAAAGTCTGGGTTGAGATCATCCAGCCATACTTGAAGCTTGGGGACCAGATCCTTGATATAGGGGCCGGCGACGGCTTCGCGGTTCAGATGTTCGAGCAAGCCGGGTTTCACGCGACGGCGTTCAATCTTCACGCCGATGATGTTTTGGCTTGTGAACGGAAGGAGCTCATCAGCGTCAGTGGCGAAATGCACGACTTGCCATTTTGCGATAAGCAATACAATTTTGTTCAGATGAGGCACGTTTTGGAGCATAGCCCGTTCCCGATGCTGGCCCTGGCAGAGGCTAAACGCGTCTTGAAAGAAGATGGCTTGTTGTATGTCGAAGTGCCAATGGCCGGAACAGCCTGTCAGCACGAGACCAATCCGAATCACTGGACCCTGTTTTCGGTGCGGATGTGGGACCAGCTTTTCATGCGATCTGGCTTCGAAGTGATCGACCAGAGAGACATGACGTTTGAAGTTGTGGCCGGAGTAGACACGTACTTGTGCTGGTTGCTGAGGAAGGCATGATGAAGACGATTATATTTTCGGAACACGAGTGGGCTGAGATCGCCGGGTGCATTTCTTTTTGCCTCGAAACGCAGCGCGATCAGGAGAGCCTAGCGTGTCTGAAACTGCGAGCTTACCGGCAACGCATCCGCGAGACACTGAGCGAGACAGGAGATAATGCCCATGGCAACACGCAAATCAACACAACAAAGTAACGGGAGCGCACCGCCGACTGAGCTAGCGGTCCAGGCCGCAACGCCGCCGCCGACTACGATCACCGCACCCGATGGCTCTGAGTTCTTCAGCCAATATCGACAGGTCATTGCGCCGCTCGAAGCATTCCAGGTGGTCGATAACAATAGCTTCGTGGCGGCCGGCTTGGCATTCACCAAAGTCGGCAACTGGATCGATGCCGTTGAGGCCGCGTTCGCGCCGGCAAAGAAGGCCGCCAATCAGGCCCACAAGGCGATTACCACACTGGAGGCGATGTTTGTCGGTCCCGCTGCCGCCGTGAAGGAGAATTTGACTAACCAAGTTCTGGCGTGGCGCGAGAAGCTTGAAACCGAGCGACGCGCCGAGGAAGCGCGCCTCCAGCGCGAACAGCAAGCTAAGGCCGAATTGGAGCGCCAGAGACTCCAGGTCATAGCTGATGCCGAGGCGGAAGATCGCCGCCAACAAGCCGCCGAGCGCGAAGCCGAGCTGATGCCATGGGAAGAAGCCGAGGCCATTCCAGAGCCCGAGCAGGTGATTGTTCCGCTAGCCGAAGTTCCTGAAGTGCGGTTGCCGAGCCCAATCCCGACCGTCATGGGGCTGAACTACCGCTCTACGCCATGGAAGGCCAGGATCGATTTGAAAGCGCTCGTGATCGAGGCCGGCAAGCGGGCCGAAGGCGGGGATGACTCGCTCTTGCAGTACTTGGAAGCGCGCGAACCGATGCTCAATGCGCTCGCACGCGAACACGGAAACTCTATTTCGATGATCGTACCCGGAGTAACGGCTTACCGAGAGACTGGGCTGGCGAGGGGATGATGTCACGCCAGCCACTTCCATCGGCAACTGATCTCGCCAGAATAAGGCAGACAACCCTTCGATGCTGCGAGACTTGTCCTTGGCTTGTCAAGAATCATCGGCGCAAGCACAGCGCAGGCTGGTATACTGTCGCCAACCTGCGGCGTTTGTGGACCGGCTTGCGAACCGGCGACGCTCCAGGGATGGTCTGTCATGCAACCGATCCAGATAGCAAGTTTTACGGGGGTAAGGGCCACATCAAACCGGGCAAGAAAGCCGAATGCGCCGGATCGCTTCTACTCCTACTCTCGAACATGAACGCCATTTCGGCTGGCAAGCCACAGCCATTTCGGCCAGCGCTTAGGAAGAATGTGGTTGCAGATCTACTGTGGAGGCATCTGGTCGGCATGCTGCCGGCCGTGGAAGATAGATCGGCAGACGTCGGGCTCCCATGGAGCAAGCCTAATGTCACGTAAACCACGAGACTATCAGGAGGAATACGAGCGCAATCTGCTGGCCTCGATTCAATCAGGCTGCAACAAGAATCTAATTGTGTCTCCGACAGGCAGTGGTAAGGGGTTCCTCATAGGTCGTGCTCCTAAGTGCCTTGCAATGAAGCGCGGCGAGAAGATGCTGGTCGTCGTTCATAGGAAAGATCTGGTCACTCAATTGGCGGAATCCCTCCGAGAAGAGAATCCGGATCTCAATGTTGATATCGAGCGCGCGCATCTGAGGGCATCGGAAGAAGCTGACATCATTGTCGCCTCGGTCCAATCGATCGGCAAGTCTTCTGGCATATCAGAACAAGGCACGGAAGACTACAACGATCGACTGCGTGGCTTCGACGCGAGCCAGTTCCGGCATATTATCGTTGACGAAGCGCATCTTGCGCCGAAGGCTGGCGGGGATTTCCATCGTGTGCTGCGCTATTTCAACGTCTCCAAGCGCGATTTCTTGAACGACGATCCAACGAAAACGCTAACTTGCTACACCGCAACAGCAAATCGCAGCGACAATATCGGGATGGAGAATATCGTCGATGCGATGCCGTTCTCCCGAGACATTCTCACTTTGATGAAGACCGGCTTACAGGTCGGCAAAGAACTGCGCCCTTGGCTAAGTCCAGTCCGGTCCTTCCGGTGCAATACGGAGGCCAATATCAGCGGCGTCAGTACGCGACAAGGTGACTTCGCGATCAAAGAACTGGAGGACGCTGTCAACACACAGGCCCGCAATGAGCTGATTGTCGAGAAGCATCGTGAGCTTGGCGAGGGTATGACGTTCTTCGCGTACACAGTTGACTGTCAACATACAAACGACCTCGCCGCGACGTTCCAGCGTGCTGGCTTCAAAGCCTATCCGTACTCTGGCACAACTCCGGACGGAGAACGCCGTCGCCTCATGGCTGCGATGCGGGCACGAGAGATCGATGGCTTGATTTCCTGTGACGCATTGTCGGTTGGAGTGGATGTGCCGAGTGTGGCCGTCTTGCACTTCGCTCGACCGACAAAGAGTCCGCTTTTATTCCAACAGCAATTCGGACGCGGCACCCGGCCCTTTCCGGCACCTGAGCAGTACGCAGGCTGGAATGGATGGGTGAAGCCATATTGCATCACGATTGACTATGTGGATGTTTGTTCCAAGCATCCTGCCCAGTCAGTGCCGAATCTGTTTGGCTTGCGCCCAGATTTCAATCTGAAGGGCAAGAAAGTCACGGAGGCGCTGGAGGAAGTTGAGAAGCTTGTCGCCAAAGCTCCTGGTGTGAACCTTACTTTATTCACAGACATCGAAAAACTGCGCGGCGCGGTGCAGGAAATAAATCTTTTCGGTAAGCCGACGATTCCCGAGGAAATTACCCGCAATTCCCAACTCGCCTGGACAACTGGGATGGCTGCTGGAATATACCAATTAAGTTTTGAAAACAAACTTTTAACGATCCAGACCGACACTCTTGGAAGATTTCAAATTTTCAGAAATGTGAATGGCGTCAGGACCCCACTTGGCCAAGCTTCTGACCTACAACGCGCTCTCTCGCTTGCGGAGATCGAAGTGCCAAGCGAATGGTATGTGCGGCTCCAAGCCGATGCTCAATGGCGGTTTCAACCGCCGACCGAGGCCCAGTTGAACTACTACGCACGGCTATATCCAGAAGTCCGAAAGCTCTATGCAACCGACTTGGCTTTTGCTGAAGGCATCAAGAAACGCTATGACAAAGGGGAATTAAGTATGCTAATCACGCAACGCGCGAAGCCTCGCGGCAAGCCGGCCTGGGTCGGGAGGGGGGCATGAGTACACAGACCGTCTTCCGCATACCCGAACAGACGCTGAAGAGCGTTCAGCAACTGCGCAAGTCTACCGGCATCTCGGCATCGGAGCATCTACGCCGCGCATGGAATCTCTATCTCGCGGCAAACTCGCTGGAGAAACATGAGAAGCTAGCCGTAGCCGATTCGGATACCGGGGCCGTGTTGAGATTTTTGGTGATGGAACCATGACCACCATTGAAGCCATTACGTTAATCGAAAGCGCGTCACCAGCGGTACTCTTTGGCGACAATGCCAAGGCCTCGTATCGACGGCTGGCGATGCTATGCCACCCAGACAAAGTCGATGGCGTTTTGAAACCACGCGCAGCGAAGGCGTTCATTCGCTTGCGCACCTACTACTCTCAGTGGGCGCTTCCATTTGTCGCCAAACTTGGCGATTGGTCGATCACGGAACCACTGACAACCGGCGATATCTGTGATCTCTATATCACCAAGCCAGAGGCTGTATTGAAGATAGCTAGGGCTACCAACAACAACGACCTGATGGAGGCCGAAGGAGTAGCATTGAAAGCGCTCCATGCGGACAAGCGATCAGACGAGTTCAAGCGCTACATTCCGCGTTTGCTGGAGACATTCAAGGCTTCTGGACGGCGCACGAATGTGCTGACCCTGGCCAGTAGCTACTATTCGCTCGCTGATATCAAAGCACTCTATCCAAACGGACTAGATTTCCGCCACTGCATTTGGATGCTGAATCGGTTGCTCTCGGCGCTCGGATTCGCACACGCTAATGGCATTTGCCACGGAGCGATCTTGCCGGAGCACTTGCTTTATCATCCTGAAACTCATGCTCTATTGCTCATTGACTGGTGCTATTCTGTCAAGATTGGCCAGCCGATCATCGCCAGGGTGAAGGCCCACGCCGCCGAATATCCGCCCGAAGTCGCTCGCAAGACGGCGGCAATGGCCTCAACAGATTTATACATGGCCGCGCGTGCTATCTATGGCGCGTCGGCGAAAGTCCCTAAGCGTTTCAAGGCGTTTTTAGAACACTGCCAAGCAGAGTCACCGCACGCGCGACCTGACAACGCTTGGTCACTTCAAGATCGATGGCGATCCTTAGCGATCGAGGAATTTGGACCGCCACAGTACATTAGGCTGGAGATACCGAAGCAATGAAACTTTGCGAATGCGGGTGCGGAGCAGAGGTTCCGATCGCCACACGGACCCGTCAAGCGTGGGGGCACGTTAAAGGGCAACCGATCAGATTTATACGCGGCCACCATACTTCGTTGCAAAGCCGGGAAACGGCGGCCCATTGGAAGGGCGGCATAAGTCGCTCAAAAGGCTATACCCTGGCATTGGCTAAGGGACATCCGCGAGCGACAGAAAAAGGCTACGTTTTTGAACATGTTCTCATCGCGGAGCGTGCTGTTGGTAGGTTTTTGGTTCCCCCAATCGAGGTTCATCACTTTAATGAACTGCGATCAGACAATTCCCCCGGCAATTTGGTGGTTTGTCCAGACAGGGAGTACCATTTACTGCTGCATCAACGACGCCGCTCGTTTTTAGCCTGCGGCAATGCCAACTGGAGAAAGTGTCCGTATTGCAAGAGATACGATAATCCTGTGAATATGCGGCAGCGGCCAGCCGGTCTTTGCTACCACCTTGAGTGCGATCGGGCTAGACAACAAGCAACTAGGAACCAAACTAAAACAAAAGGAGCAGTACAAACGTATGGGCGGAACTAACTATCTGAAATCTGATTACGATGCGCGGCTGTCCTACCGTAGTGCAACCGCAAGATCCAAAGGAATTCCCTTGGCAGACGCAATTTTTGTGCATAGCGCCGATATTCGCGACGGCAAAACGACGGCCAAGGTTCATGACAGCCTGAGTCCTAAAGGCGTCAAAATTCGCGAAAGTCGCGATTCAGACGTCCATCCAGTCACTGTGCCGATCGCAGTCATTCTCGACACGACTGGCTCCATGGGGACGGTTCCTGGCATCATTCAGGGGAAACTGAATAGCCTTATGGGCTGCTTCCTGGATGATAAGGCCTCTGGCAAGAAGTACCTCGGCGAAGGCTACCCGGCTATTTTGATCGGAGCTGTGGATGACTACGAAGCACAGCGCCATTACAAGCACGAGGGAACCCTTCAGGTGTCTCAATGGGAATCCGGGATTGAGGTGGACAATAATCTGACCAACCTGTGGATCACCCAGAACGGCGGCGGGACATACGAAGAGAGCTATGATCTTGGGCTCTACTTCATGGCTCGCCACACGGCGCATGACAACTGGGACAAGAGGCGGCGCAAGGGCTACGTCTTCATGATCGGCGACGAACATGCCTATGCTGCCGGCGTGAGCAAGGCTCAAGTAAAAGACATCATCGGCGACACACTTCAGGCGAATATCTCACTGAAAGAGATTATCGCGGAGGTCCAAGAGCGGTATCACTTGTTCTTTATAATCCCGAATCTGAGCAGCCACTACCACGACACAAGCCTGGAGCGTTACTGGGTGAATTTACTTGGCCAGCAAAACGTGATCAAGCTCGAAGATCCGGGGAAGATCTGCGAGTGCATCGTCTCCGCAGTCGCTATCGGCGAGGAGCACGTGGGACTCGATGAACTGCTGGCCGATGGCGTTGCCACCGGCCTCGACGGCGCACTGGTGCCATTCGCTAAGGCCATGGGCGAGGTCAGCAAATACGATGCTGGAGAGTTACCAGTGATCGCAGGGGCCGCTGGCGAGACAGAGCGGCTATAATCCACATGCAGGCATTTCTCATTTGCGGCTTGGGTTTTGGCGATGAGGGGAAGGGTGGGGTGGTCGATCACCTCACCCGCCTGCATAGCGCCTCTCTGGTGGTTCGATCCTCTGGCGGTTGCCAGTGCTCCCATACGGTCGTCGAACCATCTGGCCGGCATCACTGCTTCGCCCAGTTCGGCAGCGGAACGCTGGCGGGAGCGGCCACACATCTTGGGCCTCAAATGTTAGTCGAGCCTTTCGCGCTCTTGCGAGAGGCCGACGTCTTGCATGAGAAAGGCATCCCAGACCCTTTGGCGAATCTAACGATCGATCCAGACTGCGTGATCACCACACCATACCACCAGAAAGCGAATCAATTGCGTGAAGTCTTGCGCGGCGACAAGCCGGATGGAACCTGCGGGCGCGGCATTGGCGAAACGCGAAGTGATGAGCTTTCTGGCTTAGCTCTACGGATTAGGGATCTGAATACGCCAGAAGCGGCGTCCATTTTGGCGACTATCAAACGCCGCAAAATGCGCGAGTTGTCATGCGCGGACCATCATCCAGCTTATGCCGAAATGCGAGCGCTGGAACCGGCGCACTTGGCTGCTACCTATGCGTGCCTTCGCCAAGAACTGTGCAGCCGGCGATTCTCTGATATTTTGCCGAGTCATCGCGGTTCCATAATCTTCGAAGGAAACCAGGGTATCTTGCTCGACGAGAGACACGGTTTTCAACCACACACAACATGGACAGACTGTACATTTGCGCCGGCTGAGACTATGCTGGCCGAGACAAGTATTCCGATTATGAAAATTGGCGTCTTGCGAGCGTATGCCACCCGGCACGGAGTTGGACCGTTCCCGAGCGAAGACAGTAGCATGTCTTTCAACGAACCCCACAATAACAGTACCGGCCCACAAGGGGCTTTTCGTCAGGGCCATTTCGATGCGGTTCTTGCGAGACATGCACTGGCTTGTATCGGCGGTGTCGATGAAATCGCCATTACGCATGTGGATCGTTTCTTTGATCTAGACTTCACATGGGTTGAATCGCCAGCCGATCTGCTGGCGCGGCGCTTGCCCGTCAAATCGACACGCGGGAAAGACTGCGTTCGCGTGATTGAGGATTTACTTGATTACCCGGTTACCTATATTTCGACCGGGCCTACGTACCAAGACAAAGCCCGCATTCGCAGGGCGGTGTCAGCATGATGATCTCCGTCTTTCGCTGTATGTTCCATTTCCGCTCGCTGCACCGGCTTGCATGGCCGATTCGCGGCATTCAGCGTTGTTCAGATTGTGGTGAGACATTTCCAGCGCTGGTAAAAATCCAGGTGGACAAGCGCTTCAAGAAGCCACGGCGCAAAACGCGAGTCACCGTCATCCGCATACCGGAGAAGAAGCTGAAGTAACATCTTGATCAAGACGTGAAATCAAAAACAAAGGAGAACGACTATGAACACTGATTACCGCAACGGCTTCCGAGAAATCCAACGAGAGGCTTATTGGAGCCTTCCGAGAATAGCGCTGGGCCTACTGGCCCTCACGCTTGTATGCTACGGCCTTGGCTTTGTCGCCACTGGTGGCGATCTGGCTATCTACCGCTTCTGGGCTCCCAAGATGGAGAACGCCAAGCGCGAGGTTTTTGAGAACACGCAAAGCTACGTGCAGGGCAAGACCGAGTACTTGAGCCGCTTGCGTTTCCAGTATCAGAACGCCCAGCCAGGGAGCGCGCAGCAGGCTTCTTTGCGGTCCCTGATCATCTCTGAGGCCGCGTTAGTTGACAACGCGAAACTGCCTGGAGACCTTCAGGCCTTCGTGAATCAGATGAAGGGGACGCTATGAGAAAAACCTTAGCCGTTCTGGCGATTCTTCCGTTATGCCTATTGCTGATGGGATCGGAAGAGTCATGCACCGATCAGCATAGCGCCGCCGACAGGAAGATGGACAACGCTCAGGCCATCGCGAACGAACAGGCTGTTGCTCAAACCGGGATGCCGGGTATTTCAAACTTCACGGAAAAGAAGATTGTCCGCAAGCTCTATGAGCTACGTGACCAGAATATTGCCACATTTACATATCTGCCTGATCTTCAGGGTCGATTGTGGCACATTTGCGATTCCATCGGCTATGGGCTGCCTTACGGAGTCCAGTTCACAAATCCTCATCGCCCATTATCGCCCAGCTATGCGACATCATCCATGGTCGATCAAGCGGAGCCTAACGGCCTCTTCATGCCGCCGACTGCCGAAGGCACTTGGGTGATCTGCGCGAGCGAAAAACAAAAAGGAGACTTTCAGCCAATGTATGTTGAGCCGCGCGTTATCGTGAGTCCGTTCCGGCTGAACTCCGTTGGGGATTATCAGGCAAAATAATCTGAATCTCTAAAGTTCTCTCTTGTATTTTCATGCATTTCACTGATAAACTCTTGGCATGCCACAAGAAGAGAAGCCACACAAGCACCACAGCTCCGATCCACCGGCCAAGCCGACAGGTCCAAAACCTAAACCGGCCGATGATCCAGATCCCCCTCCAACGGGACCGCCCAACCCTGGTAACAGCGACGGTAATAGCGACGGCGACTAGCTCCAGGCCCCCTACATGGACTTCGATGCTAAGTCAGGTGGGATTATTGCGTTTGGCGTAGCGGTCCTCGGTGCTCTTCTGAAGTTCTGGAAGCGCGCCGAGGCCGCAGCGGTTGGTCCGGAAGCCTCTGGAATTGACCGTAGGCCGATTAAGCCGGCGTTCGAGATTAACGGCAATCGCGTTGAGATTGAGCGGGCACTGCAAGCCCTCCAGGCGATCGCAGCGGCTGATCGTACTCGCAATGAATCCCGGTTTCAGGAACTGGAGCGCCGGCTATCCCCGATCGAACAGAGCGCCGAAAACAGCGACCGCGTTCATTCACGTCTTGACCGACGTATTGACGACCTGAGCGACGACGTTCGGGCGTTCAAGCTGCGCACGCTTCGATGGCGCGACCAGCAGGCCCCACTTGGCCCACAGGGCGATACAGACGAGGGTGGCCGTCATGGTCACGATTAAGCCCTCTAGCCACTCCGCTTGATTTGCCGGCTGACGAAACCCCACGGCAGTGAGTGACACCAGATAGAGCGTCACGAACAGACCGTGCCGGCGCGGTCGCCGCATGGCTCGCTCCCACCAGAAGATGTTTCCGAACAGACAGATTATCGCTAGGGCCAGATTCACATGCTGGCGGCTGGCTTTGTAGAATCGAATCGCATTGGGCTCGCTGGCATAATAGCCCGCAATTAAGCACGACCCGAAGATGCCAGCGACACCCAAGAGAAGTAAGATGCGACGGCGCTCGCGAATCGACAGATACTCCGTAGCCAACCAGAAGACCTCGGCTACAATGCAGATCTTTAGCGATAAAAGCACCGGCTCCCACAAGAACAGCATTCGCTTGTCGTTTGGATTCCAGAGCGGCAAGTACACGAACATCAGGAGCAGATAACAGGTGAAGAACGGCGCTCGGACAAAGCTCAGCGTCTTGAACTGAGCAAACAGCAAGAGGCCGAAACCGGCGTCAGCCAGTATCAGCAAGGCTATCGCAATAAGCGATAGCCGGAGACACTCTTGGTCCATTTACTACGCGCTGGGGGTTGGGGTTGGAGCGGGCGGAAGTGCGGCTTGGATCGAAGCGATATTGCTCTTTACGGTCGCATCTTCTGCATTGATTTCATCCAGCGTCGCCTGGGCCTGCGCCGGAGTCATTGCGCCGCTGGCGAATGCCGCCAGCAGTTGGGTGACGAGCCCCGAGAGGATCACCAGATCGCCCTTTTCGACTGTCTGTGCTGTTGAGATGTCTTTGATTCCCGCCATAATATTCTCTACTCCCTTTTCGATTCGATTAAGTTGGCTGCTGTACCACCACACTGTCAGAGTCTACTCTACAACCAATACCGAACACAAGCCCTAAAATATTCCTTGCTTTTTTGTCACCTTCGTGTGACAATTGCATCCGTCACTAACATAAATTGCATCGCGCCCGGCCGGCGTGATGCTTCGAAGAGCGGTCACACCGGCTGGGAACCATGAGCCCCAGCCGGAGCCGCCCCTCTCATGGAGGTAGTGTGAAAACTCATATCGACAATTCGCGTTCACGTCTTGATCAAGATGTAAAGCAGCCCGACTACCGCTATGCTCGCGTCATCATCCGCTGCGGGCGCGATTCTAAAACAGCCATTTGGAAAGCCGGTCGCCGACACGGCGGAGCCTACGCTAACGCCTACCGGTTCGAGTGCTGCGATTGCCGAACAAAATGGACCATGCACGACTTCTCGGGAGCCGACGATCCAGAGCACATCACTTGCTCGCATTGCTACTCTGAGAAAGTCCTGATCACCGAGATCCGCATTGTGATGCCAGAACGGAAGGCGGCGGCGCTGTGACGCCCTTGACAGCGGCGGAAAGCGTGTGATAGTGTGAAGTCAGTCAGTACACGCGTTTTTTGGATTAGGCAAGTCCAGGTGCGCCGGGTAGCTAGCCCTATCCGGCCCCTGGCAAACACTCAGGCTAGAGAGTGAATGAAATCTAAAATTAAATACGAAGGTTGGTGGCGAGCGCGTATTCGAAGCCGCTACGGCAGCAACACCCAATACCACTGGATCTATTTCCACGCCTCAGCTCCCTCGAAGACACTGCTTTTCCGCGAAGCCCGCTTCATGGCTGGCCTGTACTTGCGCCGGCAAATCTTTGATGTTGAACAGATACACAGTAAGCCCGATCGATTGAAGATAGCCAGAGTGATCGACGGGATGGAATTCTTCTACCAAGACGCACTCGCCGCCGTTCCGCAGATTACCGCACAAGTTCAAGGAGGGGCGACGTAGATGTCTGCGACTCATAGCCCCAATGGGCGTAAACTGCTTGATCTGTCAACAGTTTTTTGCTTTACAGAGATACCGAATATCGTATTGGATGAGCTTGCCTCAGCATTGAGCGGAGACGAATTTAAGATTCTCTGTCTTCTGTTCCGCAGAACACTGGGTTTCAGTTGGGGGCCACCGGATAAAACCGAGGAATCAATCGCAACCGCTGCCAGTCTGAGCGTAGAGACTACCCATAGGATTTTGGAGAAACTCTTCTTATGTGGCCTATGGCCGGAAGACGACCCAAGATGCCGTGATGAACATGAAGCTGTTCCTCCAGAGGTATCGATTGAAAGAAAGCGGATTAGGGTTGAGGCTGTTGGGACTAAAAAAAGGTTGGGTGAGGCTTCGAATTGGATCTGTTTTTATTGCGCTAAGCAAGGTAATCAGTCAATCGGTCCAGACGGTAAATCTTGGCATTTAGATCACAAAATCCCTAGATCACGCGGCGGCCCTAGCCATCCCGACAACTACGCTCTCGCCTGCTCCTATTGCAATATCAGGAAGAAAGATCTCACCCCTGAGGAGTTCGCTGTGAGGTTCCCTAATGCCTAAGACAACTCTCATTAAACACCCTGAGTCGCAGTATTATCTAACACTTAGGCGTCACATCATCGAGATGTTCTCCGGGGATCACTGCGCGGCCGCCCTATTTTCCTTCTTTGAGTTTGCGACCAACGGCGAGCTAGCACGGATGGAACGATCCAATCAAGCTGGAGATCCGTGGATAACGGCTACTATGCCAAGCATTTTCAACGATACAGTGGGGCTATACTCCGTTCGGCGTCTCCAGGAGAGGATCGCCTGGATGGCGAAGCTGGGCTTTGTTACTGAAGTTTGCGTTCCAGGCAAAATCAATCGGTATCTTTTTGATATAGCCCGTGCCAATAAGGCGATCGTAACGACCGAAGTATTTCAATTCGACCCCGGACAAATGTCCGCACTCAAAAACTTTGAAAAACAGCCCGACCCCGGACAAACCATCGGACAAACCATCGGTCAAATGTCCGACGGTGGGGGTGTATTAGATTCTAAGGAAGAAGAACTAAGAACAGAAGAACTAAATACCCCTATACCCCCTTTTTTCTCAGAAACAGAAAATCAAAAACCTTCTTCCTCAGAACTGGGAGAACAAGAATTCAAACCCACTCCCCCGGCCCCCTCGCCCACCTGCACTGCAAAAGTCGAGTTGCTGGCGACACCGGTAGATCCTAAGGAGACCACTAGGCTCATAGCTTCGAAACTTAAACAGGGCGGCGCAAAGCCTAGAGCTGAGGACAAGCGCAAGATTGGCGAAGAATTGCTACGTCTTGATCCAGATGTGACTGAAGAACAGGTTCTCTCGATCGCTGATGAGTTCCTGGTTGAGACTTACTGGCACAACTATTACCACCCCGCATCGGCATTCCCGAAATTCCTACAAGATTCACTGGACGAGGCCCCCAGAATCCACACAACCAAGGCTGCGGCTTCACAGGCGCAATCGCCGGGGCTTTTGCCGTCCACTGATACCCCCAACTCGCCTACGGGGCTAGGAATGCCCGTATTGCCAATTTGGGTCGAACGCTGGAATCAGGCCGGCCTACCAAAAACAATCACCTGGAATGGGCATTCCCCGAAGGCCAAACTTGCCGAGGCTGAGAAAGATCCTGAGTTTGTGCAGCACTACCAGGAGATCCTGGAGCGATGCGCCACAATGATTCGCGTGGGCCATCCGTACATAAATATCAACGATTTCAGTTGGTTATTCAAAAAATCAAAAGACGCCGACAATCAGAACTGGTACCGGGTCTACAAGGGCGACTTCGCTTGGGCCGAGAAGCCAAAAACGGCCAACAGCAAACCCAAGACGGCTGTTGAGAGCCTGAAAGAGAAATACGCAGCTATGGCAAAGGAGACTGTTAAGTGACGCATTTACCGGAACATATAGCAAAGGCAATAACCCTTATCGAGCAGTGGGAAACACTCCAGCCCTACTCATTTCCCAAGACGGAGGCTGGAGTCACAGGGCTGGCTAAATCAATGCTGAATCTGACCGGGCCAGATATGGCACGAGCGGAGCAGTTCGCTGATCTGGTTCTCTTGGTCAGTCCGCGCTGTCCAACGCCGCTGGAGATGCGCAAGGTCTACTGCCAGAAGTGGAAGCCGGCCGATGGTATCGAAGATTCGGCGCTGGACTACGAACGGTTCTTTGGACCGGGGCGAAAGCGGGAGGAGTGAAAATGGACGAAACGCCCAAGCTAGTCACCTTAGCCGAATTTAAAGTCATGACGCCTCGCCGGCAGGGCTATGTTTCCTATATGCAGGCCGAGTGGCCTGGATCGGAATTGAAAAAACATCAGCGCAATCCATACAAACTTGGATCACAAGAGCACGTAGAATTCGGCGACGGGCAAACGCTCGGGGTTTTGGAAGCTCAGGACAGCGAGGAGTAACGTGCCGATTCACCCCATCTTTGGCGCAGTCCGGATCAACTCGCGGGGCTATGCCCGAATTAGCAAGCGCGGCCCGAATCGAAACAAGTATCTGCATCTGGCAGTTTGGGAGAAAATCGCGGGTCGGCCAGTCCCAGATGGTTTTGAAGTCCACCACATGAACGGAAAGGCCTGTGTTTGTCCGCGGCAATTGGTCTGCCTGCCAAAGATTATGAATCCGGCACCGGAGCCGTTGCGCTGCCCCTTTACGGGGCAGTTTATCAGTAAAAGGGCGTGGGAGGAAATATATTGCCACTGATCGGCGAAATTGATCAATCCGGTCGTCAGCGCGGCTTCGTCGGCATGCAGCAGAATACCTACCAGTTCATCTGCCGTGGTTGTCGGCAGACCTGTACGAGCCACGCATGGAATGCCCACTACTGTCCGAAGAAGTCATGCCAAGCGGCTAAAGCCGCCGAAGAAAACCGCAGGCACGGAATTAAGCAAGCAGCAAGGAGAAGCAAGTCACGTCTGGATCAAGATGTGAAAGAGGCCAACCATGGCCGGTAAGTCCGAGCTGATGCCAAGTGTGCCGGATCTGGAACGAGTGGCGCTGGGGTGTGTGCTCTTGGACGATGCTCAATTCTCAATTATCGGGCAAGCGCTTGAAGAAGCGGATTTCTTTGATTACAAGAATCGCACTATTTTCTCGGTCATGAAAGACCTTCAGGCCAGCGGTGAACCAATCGACCGCGTGACTGTAGCTAACGCACTAGCGCAACGCGGCGAAAGCGAAAAAGTAACCCTTTCGTACTTGGTTGAGTTGGATACTGGCGCACCGATGAATTTCAATATCGCTGCGTATGTCCGCGTGATCGCGGAGAAGTCCCGGCTTCGAAAAATAATCCTTCACTCGCGTGACTTATACAAGCTCGCGACCGCGTCAGATGCCATATCAACCGATGTCATCGCCAAAGGCCAGAGCGGACTGACAGAGATCGGCAACACGCTAGATTCCAGCGGCCAGATGATTTCGCAGTATATCGACCAGTTCCCCGGTGGCCTGAATGTCTTGCTCGATCCTTCGAAGTTCGAGCAGGGGATCAAGACTGGCTTCATCAAGCTAGACGAATGGACCAGCGGCATTCATCCGAAAGAGATCTTCGTGATCGGCGCGAGACCTAGTCAAGGTAAAACTGCGATTCTGCTAAATATACTTAGCTATATTGCCAAACGCGGCGGTTTCTGTGTGCTATTCTCCCTTGAGATGTCTAAGCAATCGTGCCTGAATCGTCTCATGTGCGCTGAGGCTCGCGTAGATCTGAATAAGTTCCGGCTCGGCTATCTGGATCAGGAAGAGCGCACGCGCTTGCAGGTTGCGCTGTCACGGATTTCCAAGTGGCCGATCTATATCGACGATAGTTCGGGGCTTAGAGTCGGTGACATGGGAATGCGATTGCAGTCTCTGGCGCGTGAGCAGCCCGTTGCGGCCTGTGGAATCGACTTCTTTCAGTTACTGCGACCGACAAAGGGGCGGCGATTCAACAACGAAAACGAGGCATTCACTGAGATCGGACACGACTTGCAATTGCTGGCAAAGAGTACCGGGATACCACTTATCCTGCTGTCTCAATTGAATCGCGAATCAGAGAAAGTACAGGGCGACAAACGGCCACGCCTAAGTCAGTGTCGTGGCTCTGGAACGATAGAAGAAATTTCAGACTGCGGAGCAGTAGTATTTCGCGAAGAGGTCTATCGCAAGAATCGCGAAGACTTAAAGGGTCGCGGAATTTTAATTGTGGAGAAATGCCGCAACGGCCCAACGGGTGACATAAAACTGTACTATCTGGCGCAATATACTTTGTTCATGAACGACGCCTATGACTTGCCAGATGAAGACTACAAGAGCGCAGCGGCTGGAGACCAATGATACCGTATTACGAACAGTCTGGTGTCACACTCTATCATGGCAATTGCCTTGACGTTCTGCGAGAGCTTCCCGCTGAATCGGTAAACTGCTGCGTGACCTCGCCGCCATATTGGGGGCTGCGGGATTATTCCAGCGAGGGACAGATTGGATTAGAACAGACGCCGGATCTGTATGTCTCAGCGTTAGTGGGTATCTTGGGTGAAGTGCGGCGCGTGCTGCGGGATGACGGGACGTTGTGGCTGAACATCGGCGACAGTTATGCTTCCTCGCCTCCTGGTAACAAGACACAAGGAGTCTCCGCGAAGTCGGGGCTGCATGGAGTAAACGGCGCGTCGGGTAAGTACCGAGAGACGTTAAGCCAAAGCGTCCAGACGAAACGTAGCACAATTTGTGCGGGTCTCAAGCCGAAGGATCTTGTCGGCATCCCTTGGCGCGTGGCCTTCGCACTGCAAGCCAATGGCTGGTATCTACGCTCCGATATTATCTGGGCCAAGCCTAATCCGATGCCAGAAAGCGTCGAGGATCGTCCAACGCGCAGCCATGAGTACATCTTCCTGCTTTCCAAGTCCGCGAACTATTTTTACGATCATGAAGCCATCAAAGAACCTTCGGTCGCCGGCCATTCTTCCGGTAACGGGTTCAAACGAGACGCGAGATTGAGCTATCAGGATTCAAACGGCGCTCGCGGCAGCGATGAAGAATGGAAGCCAAAAGGGCGCGGCGGCGCTAACGCATTTCGGGGCCAAGGTCACTTTCGAGAATCGGACTCAGGGCCTGCCAACCGGGAAGGGCGCGACATGCGCGATGTAGGCTGTGGCGACAATAGAAATAAGCGGGACGTCTGGACCGTGAATACAGAGCCATTTCCAGAAGCTCATTTCGCCGTATTTCCTCCAGCGCTGATTACACCATGCGTTCTTGCTGGATGCCAGAAATGCGGTACAGTCCTCGATCCATTCTCCGGTGCGGGCACAACGGCCCTCGTCGCCAAAGGGAACGGTTGCCGAGCTATTGGCATTGAGCTGAATCAAGAGTATCTTGAGATGTCCGTGCGACGCCTGAGCCAAGAAGTATTCGACTTCGCAGCCGCAGGAGACCAAAATAACAGTTGACACATATATACCATGTCAGATACAATCAAAGCTGTAATAAACGGAACCGCCTTGATCCCAGTGGTTGTACCAACGACACTGGCTGAATTGGCGGGCTTGTTCGACCCGCTTTCCGAGGGGTCTTTGTCGGCTGTTGAGCGTGATTTGCTAACGGCTTTGTTGAAGCAAAATGAGCGAATCGATGTCGCTATCCCCGAAGATATTACCGATAACGCCCTATGGGACGCGCTGGCTTTGTGCTGCAAAGTCGAATCCCGAGTCAAGAAAGTCCAAGGAGTGCTCAAGATGCTCATAGGGCGGGCGCTGGTCTTACTTCAAAAACGCCCGCAGATGTATCGGGCGCTAGGTTTCAGGACGCTGGACGATCTGATGTCGGATAGCGAGCGCGGTCTGCCGGCATTGACCGGAATCTCCAGGGCTGAGCTTTACGTTGCAAAAGACATTGGTGTGGCGTTTCCGGCGATCCAGATGTCGGAGTTCCGTGAGATCGGCTTTAACAAGTTGGCGACAATCTCCAAAGTCGTCAAAGCGAAAGACAGTAACGCCCAAGAGTGGCTGGACAGAGCAAAAGTCGAGACGATCAAAGAGCTAAAAGAGTCGATCTACAAGTCAGATAACGGCATCGAGCCGGGGAGCCTGGATTACGACACTGTCATCTTTACGGTCACGAAAGACCAGAAGCGCCGCATTGAAGAATTTCTTGTTAAGCCAGAGACGCAAGCCGTGTGTGGGACAGGCTTCGCCGGGGAGATTCTGTGCCGCATGATCGAAGAGTGTGATCTGGAATGGATTGTGCGGGCTCGAGCTTTCGAGAACCAGGGGCAGCAATGACCGGCTCTTTCCAACCCAAAGCCGTACCGTGCCGGGGCGCGCGGTGTAAGGCGAAAGTGTACTGGATGCCCCACCCAACGACTGCTAAAATGCTCCCGTGGGATGATCTGGAATACCGGGTTTGCCATTTTGCGACGTGTATCGACGCCGCGCACTTTCGGAAGGCCTCACGGAAGAAAAAGCAAGAGGGTGGCGATAGATGATTACGGAACAGCAGCGTGCCGATCAAGAGCGACAGCGCAACGAGAACCAACAGCGCAAAGAGGCGAACAACGCTCGCATCGTGGATAGCCGCGATAAGTCGCGGTTTGCGCACGGCAAGATGAAGCGATCTGGTGTTTATGCCACGAGGAAGCGCACGTGACCATCCGCCATGCAGAGCGCATCACCGGCTTAGTTATCGTCAAGACTGGCGATTACTTTTGGATGGCGCATGGGGAAATAGGCCGCACGGATGTACGAGCGTTCAACGAGAAAGACGCCGCGCAGAAGATTGTCGATTGGAATTGGCGGGAAGTTAGTCGGATTGTCTTCCAGCGACAGGATTACCGTTGCGCCAGATGCGGGATGCTACGACCATTGCAGAACCACCACCGTAAGCATCGGTCAGCGGGCAGAATTGATAGCATCGAAAACAGCGAGGGACTCTGCAACGAGTGCCACGGACAGGATCATAACCCTTATGCATATCGACACGCAGCAATTGCTTGAGACGAAAGATAGACGCATCGCCAGCCTTGAGGCGCAGTTGGAGCTAACTCACGTCTTGATCAAGACGTTGGACCGGCAGCTTCAGAAAGCGATAGGGCTGTGCGCTGGTCCGCAGCGTATCGCGGACTTTCAGGGGCAAGTCGCGGAGATCGTAGCCGATGCCGAAAATCGTGCTTGAGTTCTTCGGCGAAGTGCCGAACGTCAAGGACTCGTATCGGGCGACAATCCGAAAGCGCAAGAAGCCGATCCCCGGCAAGCCCGATGTTGTGGCCGGCATCGTGAAAGACCGGAAGCTGAACGCCAAGCTGAATTATCTGATCGAACAGATACCGCAAGAGCTGTGGGACGTGCGCCTACTGCATCCAAAGATCACGTTCGAGCGATTTTGCCCGATGGAGTATTTGACGACAGGCAAGGGCCAAAGCCTTCCCGATCGCTCTGGAAGTTTTGTCACGCTTGAAGATTTGCTCGTGAGAACGAAAATCATCGAGGATGACGGAGACCTCTACAATAACGGTCCATGGGTTATCTGGCCGACGCGGCCCAGTGACTGCCACAAGATTGTTTTGACGCTGGAGACGGAAGGCATATGACGCCACTTGCACAAACAGACGAAGCTATCACCCCGCGCGATTGGTACGAGATTGCCACTATCTACGCGCACAACAAAGCCTGGGGGAAAGCCGCACGCTTTTTTGCATGGGCGGCTGAAGGCGAATTCGAGGCGGCCGGCGTGATCACACAAGGCTACATAGACTCTCAAATCGGCCTCGCAATGGCTCAAACCAAAGGGGGCAAGACCGATGCCGCTACTCTAACCATTTCCCGTATCATGGAAGTCAGCCCAACGCTTCAGCCTTACGCCTTCAACGTCAACGGCGTGTTGCAAGAAGAATTGCGGCAGTGGGTTCTGGCCGAGACTGACTTCAAAACGGCGATTTCGCTTCAGCCTAACAATCCAGTCTTCGGCATCAATCTGGCGCATCTTTACCACGTCCTCGGGCGCTTTCCTGAAGCCGAAGCGGCGTATGATGCCGTGGTCAAGCTTGACCCGACAAACCTGGAAGCCCGGTTTTACCGATCGCTGGCGCTGCTGGCCCAAGGCAAGTTCAAAGAAGGCTTTCAGGAGTACGAACTTCGCTATGCCACGGCTCCGTCGCCGGTGCCCATGAACGGGAAGCCGACATGGCGTGGCGAACAAGACTTGACCGGCAAGACGATCCTGATGTGCGCCGAGCAAGGAATTGGTGACAGCATCATGTGCGTTCGGTATGCGCGCTGGCTGAAGAAGTTCCAGAAAGCGGCTTCGGTCATTGTGCTGGCCAAGCCAGACTTGAGCAAACTGCTGGACTTCACAAACGACGTTGATTTTTGCGTGGCCGATCCGAAAGAAGCTGAGCCGTACGACTTCAATGTCCCGATGATGTCGCTGCCGGGTTTGTCGCTCGATCAATATGGCAGTATTTTCTACGGGCCGGATCAGTACATCATGGTCCAGTACAACAAGCGCTTCGACATCGAGGCCACAAGCCCACGAGTGGGCTTTTGCTGGAAGGGCCAACCAGCCCACGGAAACGATAAATTTAGGAGCATAGATCCACAGCTATACAATCCTCTGCTAGCCATGGATATTACGCCCGTGAGTCTTCAGTACAAGGCGTTACATGGGAGAATGCTGGATCTTGGGATAGATTCGCTTTACGATCTAGCGCAAGCGATTCAGGAGCTCGACTTGGTGATCACGGTCGATACGAGCATAGCCCATATCGCGGGCAGTTTAGGAGTTAGAACGTGGGTTATGCTTTCCCCTGGTGCGGATTTTAGGTGGCAACTCGGCTCCGACGATACTCCCTGGTACCCTTCCGTACGGCTATTCAGAGCAGCCAAGCCATTGGAATGGGAAGACACCATAAGGCATCTCGCCAATGAACTTGAGAAACTTATCGGAGGGGTGGCGTGACGGATAACCTTATCACTATTTTAGACGATGGCGGCGAAACTCTTGAAATGTCGGCCTCTGAAATTGCCGGGTTTTGGTCCAATGTCAGAGTTGGTGGTCGGATGGAATGTTGGCCGTGGACGGCCGGCACTTTTGACGATGGCTATGGATGCTATTCCGTTGATGGCAGGAGCTATAGATGTAATCGTCTAGCGCTGCTGCTATTCAGGGGAAGCTTGGGCGTTGACATACAAGCGTGTCATGTCTGTGACAATCCGATCTGCTGCAATGGCTTCCACCTATTCCCTGGGACAAATGAACAGAATCGCCAGGATTCGGTTGATAAACGTCGCACACCAATTGGCGAGCGTAATGGCCGAACACAGCTAACGGATGCGGACGTTCTTGAGATTCGCAGGTTGGCGGATGGGCAGATCCTCCGACAATCTGTGATCGCCAAGAAATATGGCATTACCCTCGGGACTGCATGCGATATTATTCACGGTCGTACCTGGAGGCATCTTCCGGTTTTATATGTGGAAAGGCCGGATCTTATTTGTGGAACGGCTAAGGGTTCAGCCAAGCTAACAGAGGCACAGGTTTCTGAGATTCGCAGACGGTTTACCAATGGTGAAGGTCTACGACCGCTAGGGAGAGAGTATGGCGTAACCAAAGGCACGATTAGCGGGATCATAAAGCGCCTCACGTGGAGGCACGTAGCGTGATCGCCCTGTCTCTTCCAGAACAAGGCCATCCCTTCGGCTGGAGTGTTGCCTCAACGAGACTTACCGAGGCGCTCAAGAAGCTCACAGAGGTGATTGAGGTCCATACGGCCAGCGATTATCCAGAGATGTACGATTGCCCGCTCTTGCACGCGATCCAGGGCGTCAATCTTCTGCCACTGAGGCCGCAGTATTTCAGCAAAGCTGACGTGGGCTACTGTTTTATCGAGGACAATGTTCTCGTCAAGCGCTATATGCTGAATGCCCCTCGCTACTTCGACAAGATCGTGGCCGGTTCGACGTGGTGCCGCGACATGCTGGCCGATTTTCATTTGCCGCTGCCGGTCCATGCGATTCTTCAGGGCGTCGGCCCTGAGTTCTTCGAAATCCAGCCTCGCGAGAAGGATGATCGGTTCATCGTGTTCAGCGGCGGCAAGTACGAGCCACGGAAAGGCCAAGACATCGTCCTAGCTGCGATGCGCGTGTTCATGGGTCTCCACAAGGATGCTTGGTTTAGTCCCAACTGGCATAATCCATGGAACTACGGTCGTCGCGAAGCCTGGGGCTGCGATCCGGCGCGAATCATTGGATCAAAGTTCGCAGCGGTTCCGCATGCCCAGATGCCAGATCTCTACCGTTGCAGCGACATCGGTCTATTCCCGAATCGCTGCGAGGCTGGAACCAACCTCGTCATGATGGAGTACATGGCTTCCGGTCGCCCAGTGATTGCGACCTATGCCACGGGCCACAAGGATGTCCTGGAGGAGCACAATCCGCTGAACCTGACCCACAACGGCGAGTACTTGGCAAAAGCGCCTGACGGGTCTGTAACGGGCGTCTGGGTGGAACCGGATCTGGACGAGATCCTGGCCAACTTGGAGACCGCATACCGGTCCAGAGACAGCCTGCCGGTCGAGGGAGCACGGATTCGAGAGACCATGCGAAAATGGACGTGGGAGCGGTGCGCGAGGGAGTTTTTGGAGGTTCTCACATCTTGATGCAGACGTAGGCCAATTGGAGTTTTTATGATTTTTGCCTCAGGCACAGAATATCAAGTTGGACAGGCTGTACTACCAATCAGCATTACTGACGAATTTGGAGTGAGCCGTCCTCCGCAGCCGGTTTTTATCGTTCGTGAAGCTACGCATGAGGAATGGGACAGGTGTATCCGTGCTAGCGGCGGCAATCCAGATGGCTTCTCGCCAGCCCCGTTTTACTATGAGATCCATACCGATTAGATCCTATACCAGCCAAACAGAAAAACCGCAAGCGTAGTCGGTTGATCGCCGCGAAGCTGAAGCAAAAGCGAAAGGAGAAGTATGGGACCGAAAGATGGCGCACTGATCGAGGAGATTTCGGCTTTCTTGGTAGCAGCTCAGGAACTAGCCGAACGCGAAGCTAATGAGCACTACGCGGCGCTCTATTCGGCGTTTGTTGAAGCCGTGCCGCTGTTCTTTCAGCGCACGGGTGAGAATACGCCGGCGCGGACTCGGCCCAAAGCGTTTAATGCTGACGCCAAAGCTTATACGTTTTACCTGAATATGCCGCCCGATCACGCCATTACCGCCGCAATCTTCACTTTCAAAAAGAAACCGGCGCTCTGGCGCTTAAAGCATTATGTCAGCCTGATGGCGCTAAGCCCATTCCAGTGCGAACAGGTGGCATCCAAGAGCATCGGTGCGGCACTTTTGACGGCGCGGGAGATGTGGTTGGCGCATGAAGCTAGGCAGGCGCAAGCGCCACCGATTGACACGGGAAGCGTGATGGTGAACTAGCGATGGCGAGATGACAGAAGAGTTCAAGAAAGCCGTAGAAGAAGTTTCCAGTATCGGCATCCGAGAGCTTCTCATTTCATCCTACGAAATCCCCAAGTATTTCTACCAGACTGGCATGGGGAAGCCTAGAAAGAATAAATCCTCCGCAGCCTTAATGAAAGAGCTTGGTGTCTTGTGCTGGTACAGCACGACAGTCTGCAAGACGCGCAAAAAGAGAACGTTTATGGATATCGAGTTAATGGTTGTCCGCTGGCATAAAATGATCGTCGGCTTGGCGGTTGCCCACACGAAAGACGCAGCCGATGCGGTCGAAGCCTCCGTGGAAGAGTGCCTATCGCCCATGCTCAACGCTCCTGTCAAGCAATTGCGGGAATTTGCTCCGAAGCTTCTTCACACATTGCAGAATGACGCTGGCGTGCCCTATCTCGTCTGGCGGTCTTTCGAGATCTGGGTGGAAATGATGAAAGGCGCACCGGATGATGGCGTGAAGGAACTGAAAAAAGACTTAGCAGCGCAGATCGTTGATATGGTCGAGGCCGATGCAAAGGCGCAACTGCCAGAAGCTATGATCCGCGCACTGATGTGGAGATCACCAGAGAAACTTCAGGAAGTCAAAGAGGTAGTCGAGCGCGAGAAGGCGGCTGGTCGGGGAGTACGGCTAAAAGGGCGCGAGAGTTGCCTATTTCTAGAAGCGGGCGGTAGTGATGAAGAGCCTACTGTTTGCGTCCAGATCTAGCGCCCAACGTTCGACTTCGCCAGATTGGATTGCCGATGCACAGGGATTTTTGACCCACCTACTGTGGCATTCTTCCCCTTCATAGCTGCGGCGATAGCTGCTTCTTGCTTGGGATTTGGCAATGCAAATTGGCTAACACTGCCCTTTGGGCCTGGGCCTACTTTGGCTGGTCTTTGGTAGTTCGTTTTATCTTGAGCCATTGATCAATTCTCCTTTTGTGCGATGGGTGGCGGCTGTGTTCCGGCAGGGTGCTTAGTGACATAGTTGGCGTGATCATTGAAGGCTTCTTTGAAAGCTTCTCGATCGCCGGAGCGATGGGCTTCGAGGACTTTATTCCACTTGTGGGCTTTCACGACTGCCACATTTGGGCCGTGAGTTGAGACGTCCAGCAAGCTGCCGCGCTCGATTCTGGGGATGTCGCTCACTTCGCGGCTCCAGCCGCTGTTGCGGCTTTCATCTTGCTCATGACTGTGGCTCGGAATGAGGGGCTTGCATGGCTAATTAAAGCATAAGCGTTTTCTCCCCTAGCCGCAACTGCCTTGTCCATGATAGAAGCCACGGTGTCGGCCATTTGGGATCTTGTGAGGCCAACTTCGTTGAGGCCGGTGCCTGGATTGTAGCCATTGGTCGCGGCGCTAGACAATATCTCTTTGACCATGACGTCTTTCTTGGCCGGATCGTAGCCGCGTCGTTCCAGTTCCCGAACGGCTTTGGCGTAGTTCGGAATATCGGCGACTTGGGTGTCGTAATGGAATAGCGCCTGCATTCTTGGGCCGGCAACGACATCTTGGGCTTGATGAGCAGCTTCGTGGTAGACGGTTCCCTTGATATCCGCGATTGGTGTTCCGGACTTCGCCCGAACGATCATGACGCCCTTGGAATTGCTGATATAGGCGTTCTCAAGATCTTTCGCCATGTCGGTAAGCTTGGCGCGCATTTCCGGCAGCATCGGCTTCTTGGCTAACTCTGTCAGCATGTGAGGCACGACGTTGGTATTGATCTGCATGCCCTTTACCGATCCGCCAGCGGGGAATTTCCGGCCCTCCACCTCCTCCATGATGTGCTGGAACAATGCCGCGCCAGTTTCGTCAACGTAGAACCGCGCCGGTAGCTTATCGGTCTCGGGGTAGACTCGATACGTTGAACGCATGAGGGAACCACCTTGATCTTTCGGATCGAATGGCTGGCTGAAGTCTTGCTTGACGCCCTTGTCCACAAGTTCCTTTTGGAAATCAAAATCAGTCTGCGGCGGCGGCTCGGTGGGCTTCCCGAACATACTCTCTTGAACTGGCTTGGCTCCAGGCTTCAGTTTCGTGCGCCGATTGGCGGCGCTGATTGGGCTATTGAATTCAGCGGCAAGCTGATCGCCCGAGAGCTTCTCTTTTGCAGCGGCTTCGGCGTGGGCCTGGGCTTCTGACAGTTCGCCAGTCTGTGAACCAAATAGATCCTGTGTCATGCCGGGAGTCGGTGGGCCTAGCGATCGCTGAAGCATTGCCGCTGGCATAGACTCCGGTGGTTTGGCAGCTTTAGGCGCTGGCTTCTGATTGGCCGTCGTAAGCGCTTCCTGAAACGCCGGCCCCGGTTCTGACGGCGGCGGGAATTCATTGAACATGCCAGGGCCTTGATACTGCGCGGCATAAGCGGCCTTGTCGGCATAATTTCCGAAAGCCTCTTTTAGGCGACCGGCATCGCCCTTTTGAAGAGTCTTTGCCAGCGCTACGGCGTCAGGAGAGTAAGCCTGATCGCCCAACAGGCCTTTCTGATTGAGCACATCGTCGATATTCTTGACTCCGCGAGACCGCGCTTCTTCCAGTAAATCCATAGCTTCCTGGATCTTTGGCGTGAGTGACCATGGCTCATTTGCTTCGAGTCTAGCCAATGGAGCCATCACTCGGCCAAGTTTATTCTTTATGCTCGGAGCGATATTATCTAGTTGAGCCGGATCGCGGAAGAATCGCCCAAGCATCAACTTCGTGATGCGATCTTTGCCGGCTGGCGTGAGTTCATCGCCTTTGGCGAGGCCAGCGCGCTCGTTGGCCGGCACGACTCCATCTTCGATGAGCTTATTTAGGATCGCCGTGCCGTCGCGGCCTTTCAGGACATCCGCTAGGCCAGCGCCTTCGCCGGCATCTTCTAGTCTACCGGCAATGCTTTCGAGTGTCGCTGGGGACACACGCCGCGAATCGGCAATCGCTCGCTCTGCTGGCGTGAGAACCTGAGTGCCTACTCGATTCAGTTTGCCGACGACATCTTGTTTCTCGGCGGCATTCTCGAATTCTGAGTCGGCTATGCGGCGTATCAGGACCGGTTGCTTCATGCCCTCGACGGTCTTCGGATCTATGCCGAACTGCGCCGCCTTCTTCATCAGCAATGCCCGATAGGCATCTGCGCCTTTTTTGCTGTATGCGTAGACCCGATCCAGAATGGCTTTGCGACCGTTGCCGCCTAGGACATTAAGATTCGCGTCTGTCACGAGCGGCCCGTTGACGGCATCGGGATTATCAGTGACATGGTAAGCCGGATCGAAGAGTGCTTCGGAGCTGCCAGACAGGATCTTGCCCTGATTTTCAGGATTTCCGTAATCGCGTTCGTTGATGTGCTCGAATTTTGGGTTTGGCTGGAAAGTCAGGCCGTTGTGGGAACCCTGAACGTCGGCTAGTTCACGTACTTCGTAATCGGCTTGGTAGCCTCCAGGCTCGCCTGGGATTTTGACAACTGTTCGACTGCTTTGCGGCGCTGGTGCGCTTTCGCCGCCTGCGCGAACAGGCTCTTGAACCGGGCGACCTTCTCCGCTTGCTCCTGGTCCTGATTCTTGGGCGGCTGGGGCATTTGAAGCCATTGTAGCAGGTTTGGCTTCTGGTGGATTGGCGGCGATCTGTCCAGCGGCTTTTGCGGCTTCTTGCACGGGCTGCTCTGGACCTTCGGCGCTCACTTCCGTGGGACTTTGCACTGTCATTCGCAATTGCTTCGCGGCTTCGTTAATGACATTCGTGCGCTCGTCAGGCTTCAGATCGTCGAAGCGTTTCTTGTATAAGTCTTGGGCTGCGCCTTCCATAGCCTGCTGGACTTCATTGGCTGGACTAATCGGGGGGCGAGATGCCACTGGAGGAGGTTCAGTTCCCACTGGAGGAGGTTCAGTTCCCACGGGCGGCGGCGTTCCCGCTGGCGGCGCGGTGGCGGCGGTCGGCGGCGGCATTGGTAATGGCTCGGCTTGGTCGAAATCGCTAAACAGCCTCTTGATGTGAACGTCTGTCGGGCCTTTAATCGGATGCCGAACTTTGTTGAGGCTACCGACTATATCTCCGCGAAATGGTGCGCCGACAAGTTCCGCTAGGGCCGCTGCGCTCTTTCCTGCGCCAGCCAACGGGGTTACTGGCTTTTCTCCTGTAACGGAATTCCGATTATTGGTGGCGAGATCGCGCCAGTTCATGATTTCCCCGGTGCGCCGCTGTATCTCACGTGGACCGGCACCACCATTTTCCGGGTCTAGGGCATTATAAAGAGCATCTCTAGCCGCTGCGATTTGAGCTTCGATCATCGCCATCGGCTTACCCGCTATGATTGTCGCTGTTTGTTTTCCGGTTTTTTGATCGTAGAATGACTTTAGTTCGGCGTTTTTCTCCTTGATGATTTGCCGTAATCCATCGACGGTTTCCGTACTGCCGTTCCCGTAGGCATCTTCTGCCTGTTTGATAATTGAAGCCGCTCCAGCAGGGTCTTCTCGGATCATCGTCCTAGGAATAGCCTGCCGCGTAGCGTCAACTAAAGCCTGTGTTGGAATCGTAAGACCCTGTTGCCGCCCGCGATCCATCCAGGCTTCGAGAGCATCCTGATGATGAGCGATGGCTTTTTGTGCGGCCGGGATCAGGTCTTCATTCGAAGTTATCACCCTTCCGCCGTGGGTCGCGATATCATCGCGAACGGGACGGGCGACATCAATAAAGTTGCTGTCAGCGGCCGGAGGATTAAGGGCCTTTACGGCCGTAGATTCAACGTTCGTTCTATTAAGCGCAAAGGGGTTCGCCGTTCCCGCTCCGCGTAATGCTCCGACTACCGCTCCACCTCCAATGCCGGCCGCCAGCCCTGCTACGTCTCCAACCGCCCGTTGGGTCGTGGGGCTCGCTCCAGCCTTTTCGGCTAACTTCGAAGCCGCAGGCTGCGCCAATGCTGCCGCCCCTAGGCCAGTAGCTACGCTCGCAACATGACCAGATCCAGGAACCGTCAAAAGCAATGGCGAAGCCAGTGTCGATGCGCCTTCGATTGCGTCTGCTGTTCGTTCTGCTTTGCTGCGCCCAGGCGCGGCAGCGCGGCCTAACTGCTCGATTCCACGGTCTGGTAGGGTAAGGATGCTCTCAAGTCCCGAATAGACTCTTGGGTAGTGCTCTTTCAGCCACTGGTTAGCACCGGGATTCATCGTATCTTCGGGCTTGATCGTGCCGCTGGATAGGGCCATCCGATCAGTGGCTGGTGGCGGAAGGGTCCCCGACTTAACGCCATGGTCACCGCTCAAGCTCTCCCACTGTGGAGCGGCTGGCGGCATAGCACTTCCAGTGGCGACACCATGATCGGCACTAAGGCTTTCCCACTGCGGGGCGGCTGGAGGCGCTGGCGTTATTGTTGGCTCGGCCATGGGAGCTACTTTCGCTGTTGGGCTAGCGCCACTTTCATCTGCAACGATCTTACCGCTCTTATCAACCAGCACGTTACCCTGCCAACGTGGGGCGTCGGAAGTGGCATAAATAGATTCATTGGAAAATGTCGGATGATTGGGCTTTTTATAAGTATCCGGCCAATGACCATTCGCGGCTGGATTGAGTCCCGCTTTGTATGCCCCACGGAGGTCATAATCAGCGCCAGAATCTGTGGGCGCATTCTTGGCTTTCCATGTCTGAAATTTCTGCTCTTCGGCTGGGGGTAGCTTTGTGTCGTACGGCCCCAATGTCGGGGGGCTCGCGGAAAGAATTGCTTCTGGCATTTCACGTCTGGATCAAGATGTTAAATGTGCTCGGCGATATATTCTTTCAGGCCAAGCGTTGCAATCAGGGCTAGCTGCCTTTCTAGCCACTCGATATGATCTTCGTGCGCCTTGATCGCATGCTCCAAATGATTGCGCGTATTATCGTCCGAGGCCTTCATGGCTTCTATCGCCATCTCATTGAATCGCTTCTGGAGCGCTTCTTCGGCATCGAGAGCCTTCTGCAACGTGTCTGCCACTGTCGATCGGTTTACTGCCCGACCGCCAGCATAATCTCCCTTTTGGTTGAATAACAGGAGACGGTCCACAAACCAGTTCAGCCAATCTTCGGCGTCGTCGTAAAAGCCGCCAATTTTCTTTGCGATTCCACTCAATCCCCATCTCTTTAGCTGCCGCTTATCGAGCCTGTACTGAGTCGCCAGCGCAGCCTCTATAGCAGCGGCCTCTTTGAGTGATGCGATTACCGCCTCGTTGCCCTTCATATTATTGGACCGCCTGTGTCATGACGTGATCTGGGTTCGCCGGATCGACCGCGAGCAACTTAACGCGACCCTTCGTGGGAGATAGAAAGACTTTGCCAATGTCGGCTTGCGTCGGCCTTCCCGGCATAGGAGGAGGCGCAGCATTCGGCGGCGGCGGCGTGGAACCTTTGCCGCCCTTTCCGGTAAGTGCAGCGATGGAATCTCGCAGCTTTTGCTTTTCTTCGTTGTTTGCAGATGTTCGGTTTCTGGCGTCTGGAATGATCACGTTGTCAATCAACGAATTCAATTGGCCGTCAGAAATGCCTTTGGCTATTAGGGCGTCTGTCTGTTCCGCTTCCCTGATTGGCACGCCGTTCGAAGACACCGCTCCAGCCATGATCTTCGCCCACTCTCGCGACATTACATGAAGCTGGCCTGCGAGATTTAGCGCTTCCGAATCTCCGGTGCCTGTCTTAAACGCATTCACAACGTTGTTAATTAGTGGGAAATTGCCACGCGAATAAGCTTCCGACAATTTCTTCGCGACTTCTGCATTCTTCTGTAGCGTTCCCTCGAAGCCTTCAATAAGCGCGGCGTTAGTCGTGACTTTCGTTAGTGCCGGCACAGAAGCTTTCAAGTCTGCACCTCGCGAGAATAGTTCTGCCGGGTTGAGATCGAAGTCCTTCATGATCTGGCCGGCTCGTTTTTTGATCTGTTCTGCGCCTTCGGTAGCGCCTTTTCCGATACCACGGACGTTGAACTTTTTCTCCAGCATGTATGTCCAAGCATCGAAATCGAGCGAGGGATCGTCGGCCGCTTTCTGTCGGATCTGTTCATCGGTCAATGGTGCCGCAGACGTACTCGGCTTGTGGCCGACAATCTTCGGGCCACCAGCGGCTGGCGGTGGTTGGGTTGCTGTGGCTCCCGCAACCTTTGAACCACTCTCTTCCTGCGCCTGGAACTGCGCTAGCCTGTGTGGATCGACCTGGGCCAATGGCGTTGCTGCATCTACACCCAAGGCCTTCGAAGCGTCCTTAACGTATCCGCCCGTATCGTTCTTATCGCGACCTCCGGGTGGTGCGAACTTGCTGATGTAGCTGCCAAGCGTCATGTCGGGTCGCGACTGATCCAATTGAATCTGAGAGACGAGGGCGTTATAGCCATCTTCGGGCTTGGTGAATTTTGCGAATCTGCCGTCGTCTCCCATAACAGCCCCTGGCTGGCCGCGAAACTCCAAGTTGCCTGGGTTATTGTTCAAGAACGCCAATTGCTGGCGATTCGGCTGGCCCGGTGCGAATTCTGGAATTTGAAGAGCCGCTGGCGCTGGAGTCTGATTTGTAGCGCCAGGCGCGGCTACCGGGGGCGGCTCTGTGCCCGCAGCAGGCGTAGTGGGTGGCGGCGGTGTCGTCGCTGGAACGGCTCCGCGACCTCGAATGGTTTGGGTCGGAAGCTCGATGATATTGCCATTGGCATCAGTAGTTAGGCGCGTCCCAGTCGTCACCATTGGTGCCATATTCGCCATAGAAGCGCCAATCATATCGCCTTCCGGAACGGGCGTCGTAGTGCCTGGGTAATAGTATTTCTTGTCGGCTCCGAGCGTTGCCGAGAACTGTTCACCGTTCTTCTTGACGAATGTCACAGGCTGGTTTTGGCGGCCTTCGTACATGGTCTGCCGTGCCTTGGCCGCTGCGAGCTGAGCCTGCTGTACAGGCGGCAATACTGGAGCTACCCCGGCCAATGCTTGGGATAGCAAGCCAGATGAGTCATATCCTTGGCGCTGTAAAGGCGCAAGCGTCTTGATGATGTCTGGGTCGTTGATCAGATCGCGCTGGTTTATCTGTGCTCCAGTTCTCGCGGCTGCATCGGTCTTGCTCTTGATGACGTCAGCCAGTTGCGACCGCGCATTTGTGAGCGTGCTTGGCAAATCGAACTGGTTGGTCGGATCGTGCATCTTGGTGATCAGATCAGAGACATGATCCGGCCCGATATCCACATGGTTCGGGTTCCCGGCTGGCCCTACGATGCTTGTAAAGATCCCGCTGGCTAGAGACTTCAGGGGATGATCGCTCTTCCCCGGCTTGCCTAGGACGGCTTGGGCTGCGCCAGCTTTCGCCGCTAGCGCGTCCTGCATTGTTTGCTCTTTGAACTCTCGCGTGTAGTTAGGACTGTCCTGGATATGCTGAACCGTCGCGTCGTAGTTGCGCTCATGCTCTTTTTTGGCCTGTTCGGACATCTGAAACTGCCGCAACCTGCCTTCGGAAGCGCCGTGGAGGAAGTTATTAGCAAACGTCAGCAAGGCCGCTCCTGGCCCCGCAGTGAAGCCGCCTGGATGCGGAGGGGCTGGCTGCACCTGTGGGTATGCTAGCGCTTGGGAGAAAGGCCCTTGCGTCTGGATCTGCGTGTCCGGTACCTGTTCGCCTTGGACTTGTGCTGGAAGATATTGGCCAGTGCCTGGAGTTGCTGCCATTTTAGCTTACGTCTGCATCAAGATGTAGATCATGTTACGGCCCAAGCGTTTGGATTATACGGAGTGGAGCCCAGAGGAGCGCCAACATTGGGTGTGTAGCCTCCACCGCCTGTGCCGCCGCCGCCGAAGATCCCCGGCATTCCGAGCGCCGCGCCTCCAATGGTCGAAGCCAATCCACCTAGGCCACCCAATATCCCCGATTTCTGGTTGGCCTGCATCTGGTTCAAATTGCCGAGCTGTGTGCCTGCTCCACCAAAACTACTCGATCCCCCAGATAGGCCGGTTAGGCCACCACCCAGTTGCTGTAGTCCGATCTGCGCGTTGGTCGTCCCGAGACTCGCCAATGTTGGGAAGGCATTCAGATAAGCCGTGTTCAGAAAGCCAGATGTCTGAGCACTCTGATCGCGCTTCAGGCCAGCCAACGCGAAGTCCCGCGCTGCGCCGGCTGGTTGCGTGTCCAGAATGTTCTCTTTGGCTTGTTGGCTACCTTGAGCGATTTGCGCGATCGGCACAGCCGCCGTGGCGATCTTCGAATTCGTATCGCCGCCGATGATGCCCTGCAAGAATTTTGCGTAAGGCGCTTGATATGCTTGCTGTGTATCTAGCATTTTTTGGCTTTGATCGGCCAGTCGATTGCCGAGCGCGACTTGGTCTGCCCCCACGCCTCCTTGGCTGGTAGCGTATCCCTGCTGCGCGTTGATGTTGGATTGCTTGGGTCCACTCATACTATGCCGCCGCTCCGAGAGGTCGTGGCTGTTTCCGAGCTTGCCACTCTTGCTTGGTCAGATTTGAAATGTAGACGTCAGCCAGTGCGCCTTCGAATGACACGAAATTCGGAATAGGCCCGCAAACATTGAACCCGACCGCCCGAGCGTACTTCAGCGCCGCTCGATTGGGCGCTGGAGTCGTGCCGAAAAGAGACGAAATATTGAACGTCTCGAAGAGAGCCTCGACCATCAATTGGCCGATGCGGACTTTCTCAGATGGCTTGGCGCAATGCCGAAAGAAGGCAAAGCCGGTTTCGGCTTTCCAATGACCCGTTCCCAGTTGCTGTCGGTCAAACACCCAACTGAGCCCGCAAAACTCCCAGCCCTTTCCGTGATCGACAAATCCGCCCAGGCAGATGTGTTCTGGCGCGGTACAGGTCTTGAGGAATTCCAGCAGGCTCGGAACGCCTTCGTAATAGACGAGGTCAAGATTCTTCTCGAAATCCAGCCTCAGGTATGCCGTGGCAAGTAATTTTTGATCTAACCCTGTGGAAACAGCCAGATTACCAGCTCTGTATAAGCTGGTGGCCTTGTCGAACTCCATGTCCATGGACCGATCATAAACCTTTTTGGGTCAATCGTCCACAAGAAAGATCGCAAGCGCTGGTTTACGTCTGGATCAAGATGTAGCGGCCACAGCGCCATGCGCTGTGATGGCCGCTCGGCACAGCCGATCTGCCTCATCCGGATTGTTCGGATTCTGCGTGTAGAACACGGCAAGTAGACCGGCGATGATCCGCACTGGCGGCTGGCCAGTGACGGCCGCTGGAAGCTCCAGTTCCCGCATCTGAGCCGAGGCCGAATTCGGGCCGCCATCGCCCTCGAACGGGACACTGACTACAGTTCCCCCGTAGAGCTTTTGCAGATGCGCGGCAGTATCAGCCGTCGCAAGATAGTCGATGGCGATTGGGACGACTTTGGTTGTTCCATCGCCCATTGTGGTTGTGACGTACTGTTGAGGTTCGTAAGTCGGGACCCACGCTGGCGATGCGGGTTGACTCAGATCCAGACCAATCTTCTTGGCGATGTCGAGTATCCATTGCGAAAAGCCCATATTAGCTCGCCGTAAACGTGAATGTGCCTGACGCTACGTCCGCAGTGACCATTATCAACTGATACTGGCCGGGGATCGGCGTGTGCGGCATGATGAGCGTCAGTGAATCGCTCTGAGGAAAGGACTTGACGTATTCCCACCCAGAAGGCTGGACTCCAGCCCGCTTGGGGCCACCGATGAATGCACCTACGGTTTTGCCCAGATCCGTCCCGGCAACTTGCAGGACTTGGACGCCGTTGAATTCTGGATCGGCCGCGACGTTCTGTCCAGGCGGCAGATTAGGCGTATTCGGGTCGTTGGTCATCCCACCTGGAGTGGAACCCGCGACGGATGTGATAGTTGGCATGGTGAAAATTTATCCTCGCCTCTTATTGTACACGAAAACTCTGTTAAGGATGCAAAAAAATAGCCGTTAGTTTTGTGTTCGTTTGGTTGATGTTCGCACCGGAGGAGCCAACGAGATCCTTGGCGTGAATCTTGGCGACGTTGGTGCCGGTATTGGAATACGTCCAGTGTTGGCCGATCGTTATCTCAGAACCCCCTCCAGTCGTGATCTCGCCAAGAATGTCGTCGGCCTGCACAACACCATTGACTAGAAGTTGCCCTTGGACGCCCACGTTAGCATTCTGCCAAGTCATATCGAGTGTGAGTAGGATGAGCCACGTTCCGTTTTTGTTGAGAGTGACAAAAAGATTTGGGATATCCAGGTAGCTGGCGCTTAGCGTAAACGTCGTGTTCGGATGGGCGACTAATTCGTTGTTGTTAGCGAGCGCAATATCGGCGTCTGGCGGCGTGATCACCCGTGTTGCCCCGATACTGAAGCCGCCGATCTCGAACCGCATCTGCTTGCTTGAGTCCAGGTCATCTTTCACAATCGCCGTCGAATCGGAGACCGGCAGCGTTAGGCCAGAACTCGTGTCTGGCTGAGCTTTAGCGACTAGTTTCTTGTACGCGCCAAGTGTCAGAACCGAATTGTCGTCACTCGGGATGTTCGTATTATTCAGTTCTGCCCGTTTGAAATGGAAGCTATCGCCGGAAGCCCCCTGCGTCTGGGCGATCTGAGAATACAGGAAATCGAACATGCTGTTGATCTGAAACAGCGTAGGATCGCTCAGATCGGAAGGGCGAAGGATTGGATGAGTTTGTTGTGAGTCGGGCATATCAAATGCCGGCCACGGGCACGTTTTGCCAGATGTAGGCCTGTCTATAAGCCTCGCGCTGTTCGCCGTTCATGTTCTTCACTTCGATGCGGCAGGCGTCTTTGAATATCTGAAATGGCTTCGTGACGTCCACTGCGTCGAAATCGATTGCGTACTTACGGCTTTTATTCAAGACTCCATTGTTCAGCGCCGGCAAGTAAAAGCGTTCTACATCTCTGCCGGTGTGCGGTGGCAGCGTCTTCTGGTAAAACAACTGGCGATTATCGGTATACAGCGAGACCAGGAGTGAACCAGCGCAGATGTAATCGACGAATACCTGCTTCGCCAGATGATACCCGTTGTCGCCGAAGGCCTGTTCGAACGACGAAAGGTGCGTTAGCCAAAGTGGCAAGATGAGATGCGTAAAGTTGTGCTTGAAATAAGAAGCCTTTCCGCCTACTCCAGGTGTGAAAATCAACCTGAAGAGTAGCCCACTCAGTTCATTCGGGCGGCTAGGCAACGTAATCAGGCGCGATTTGTCATTCAAAGTCGTCGTCACGAAAGTAGAGAAGTGGATTGCTCCATCAATTTCAAGATCTACCCGGCAGGGAACGCCTCCACTATCCAGATCGAGCGTGAGTTCCCGAAGGAGCTTCGGGCCAGGATACCCCATGTCATCGCTCTCGGTGAAGAAGACGATGTCTGCCGGGTAGTCGATTTTATCGACCATGTACTTCCAGGCTTTGAGTTGGAAGCCGTCGCTTACGGGATAGAATCTGACCATCTTGGCGATAGTGTCAAGCTTGATCGGGAAGGTCGGCGATGAACGACTGGCACCGTCGAGCACGAATTGCTGGACATTCGGATTGATCGTCGAGCCCTTGATGCCACTAAGTGTATCCATTTGGACGGTCATATTTGGACTGCCGTTCAAGTCATATTCAAAGCTAACGGTTCTGAGGCGTTTATCAAAAGCGTGTCCCAAATTGTCCCAATCGAAACTATGTGAGACTGGCCCTTTATCGGCTGGCAGGGTGATGTACTTCATGGCGAACATCTGAAACTTGCCGCCCGGTTCCGGGGCAATCAGCAACCGGCCTTGCTTGCCCTTCAGATTTGGATTGAGTGTGAAATTGATGTGTCTAGCGTTAGCTGTTGTCGCGAACGACGGAAGTATCTGAGCCGTCCCACCGTCAAGTTGAAATGTGACGATTGCGCCTGTGCCGCCAGTGTCTACGTCGAAATCGATCTGCTGCCAGTACTTGTCGTAGGGTAACCCCTCGTCGGACCACTCGGTAAAATACGTCGTATCGGGTGGGTACTTAGTCATCTGGAAGTCAGATTTCCAGATCATGAAACTCGTGGTCTGATCAGTTAGCTCTAACGGGCGAAGGCGAACCATCTTGGCTCGTGTGTCTGGATTGATCGGGAAATTTGCCGTGCAGCGGCCACTGCCCCCAAGTGGAAATGTCTGCACTGCTAACGTCTCAGTTGTCCCGTTGATCCCAGAGAGGGTATCTAGGCATAGGATTACAACAACGCCACCCGCTTGGCCCATGTCGTATTCCAGGTACAGTTGTTCCAGCTTTTTGTCGTAGGGGTGCCCCAAATCTGTCCAATCGTACGCCCTGCCCCTTTGCTGGAATTGCAATGGCAGCGAGTTGAAAGTGAGCGAATAGAGCGTCAGCGGATAAGCCGACGCGCCGGTTATCTGCACCGCCATAGCGCGCGCATCTACGCCCATCGTTAGGCCACCAGCGTCAACAATAGGCAATGCGACCGTACGACGTCCCAACCCCGGTGGCGGCTGCGGCAACGAAATGTTGAACGTATTATGTGGATCAGCCGTTGCCGAGAAATCCCAGAATACCGAGACCGTTAGGCTCTGAGCGCCGTCGTTGTTCAGTTCCAATACGAGGTCGCCGAAATGCTTCTGAGCGGCTGGCGTGCCAAGATTGTAGAACCCAGTGAAGGCTGTGAATGGAATCAGCGCACCGTCACTTGGGAGCGTTTGCCAACTGTCTGACGTCCCCACATCGTCATAGTCCAGAAAGCTCTCATTTGGGCCGTTGGCATATTTGGCTAGGACCATGTTCCCGGTATCTTGATCGAGGTGCATGGCGAACGTAGCATAAATAGGATCGTCGTCAACAATGTACCAGCGGTCGTAGATCAGGCTGTAACGCAAGCGGCGCGTGGCCCCGCCTGTGTCCAGGTAGATCATGTTGACTTCGTGGTTGTGGTACTCCATCGTGCAATACTTCAGACCAGCAATCGAGGTGTCAATTGGCGCAATGCCGTTGACAGTTTGGCCAAGGAATATCGGATTGATCGCCTCGCTGCGCTTGCGTTCCATGCCCCCAGCCCAGGAATAGATTCCGTCGTAGGCCAAGTACCAGATTTCATTTCCAACTTTGCACCAAGCGAAACTGGCTAGCAGGCCGCGCTTAACGGGAGCCTGGATCGGGTTCTGCATCACTCCAGACCAGACCGAGACCAAGCTAAAAGTCCCGAGATTCATGACCAACACGTAACCGTTGAACTCGGTGATAGCCATGATCGGGTTTGAAGGTGAGCCAACCACGATCGTTCCAGATGCTCCGTCTTCCAGGTTCACAATCGGCCATGCTTCCGGCCTAGCGGTCTTGGCCTTATAAAGAATGTGTGGATTATTGCGATCACCGGCCAGAAAGAAAGATCCGAATGCTTGGCATGTCAAATAGCATGGCTGTCCGACTACGTAAGAGGCCGTGACCTGATCGCCAGGATTGTGGTAATACTGGCAATAGACTTTAACGGTTAGCGGACCCGCACCACCCGGATCGATCTGAGCGATATTGCAGATTTCCTGAAAACGGCCAGTCCCGATCGTTAGAGGCGTTCCGACTGTCAAGATAGTCGAAAGATCCGACACGCCCGCTGGAGCTTGAACGCTGAGTGTCAGCGTCGTAACGGCCACGGCGGTAACGATAAGACCGGTGCCCGCGATGCTTGGCGAAGACGAAGAGATGGTGGCCGTGAACGTAGTCGGCAAATTGCTCGTCACTGGCGGATCGTTGTCGAATTCTAGAATAGTGGCGTTGACTAGATTGGCATCAGGCACGTTGTCCAGGAATTGAAGCAGCGGGCCAGTCCCTGGACTTGCCGTATAGCCAGGATTCGTGCCGAAGCCGATCAGCCGGTATAGGCCATCTGAAAACACCCCGCCGCGCCTGTAGATCGCAATCGTATTGTGCCCAGCCGTTGTGCTGATTTGAGGATCGCTTGTTCCTCCAATGAATAGGCGAATGTACTGCGTACTAGGAGTCCGAAAGAGTTCCTGAACCATTGTCTGGCACGGATTGCTCTCGGCTCCTGTTACGTCGTTCCGAAACGTCGTCAAATAATCGTATGGAGTAAGCGGCTGCGTAGCACCCGTGGAATCTGCGTTGGGGAAGTGCCCACCAAGCCCGTATAGTGCGCCAAACCAAAATGTAGCAGCGCCACTGGCTGTAAAGTTGATCCGAAATGCCTTTACTAACTTCCAGGAATTGTTCGGTTGCCCAGCTCGGCCGATCTTCGTAAACAGCAATTTACTGAAGACTAATTCCTGCCAAGAACCTGAACCGAAATTCGTTAGGTCAATGTCAATCGAATAGGTATCATGATAGGCCCCAGCCGAATCTGACACATCCAGATCCAGACTCATAGCCGAGAAGAGAGTGGGGTCGCTCAAGTTGATACTCAGATGAATGTCATCTGGTGAATCATAACCGTTTCCGGCAAGTCCGCTCAAGCTCAGATCCGCAGAGACGGTCCCCGAGAACGCCGTGTAGTCTCCAGACGTGGCCACACTGTATATCGCATAGGGGCTGCTCAGGGTGTTGCCGTTGCTGTGAGCTACAGTATAGATCGCCCCGACCGCCGCAGGGCTCACGATAATCGTTTGAACGGGAATGGGACTAGGTTCGCCAGTGACAGTGAGCAACTGGCCAACCGTAACGCCAGTTAGCCCGGTAACGGTCGCCTCAACGTATTGAGCGCCGGTCGTGACACCATCAACCAACTTCGGCGTGAAGCCGGCGTTCAGGGTAATGCCAGAGAGCCTGTCTGCTGTTCCACCCGACGTGACACCACTAAGTCCGGTAGCCGAAGTCCCAACAATCACTGCCATGATCTGATCGAAGGTCGCATAGACGGGTCGATTAGGCGGCAGGATGCCCCAGAGTGGTAGCGGATAGCTCTGCGCTCCGTCATCTTTGAGCATCGCCTGCTGAGTGGCAAAGAACTTCCATTGCGCTCCAGATGTCCCTGCTGCGAAATCTTCACTGGTCCACCGCTGTAGATTCCCAGGCGTACCTAGATCAGCCACTGTAGTAAACGGCCCTGCATCAGTGGCCGGTCCACGCTGGATGATCTGGCCTGTTCCTACATAGCGCAAATCCGCCGACGCGACTCCAGTCTTCCTCAACTTGGCGATCGTGTGCGTAAGGCCGGTAATCGCTCCAGAAATATCGGTTTTACGCTGCGTTCCGCCACGGATCGTGATTGCGCCTTCTTGCAAACTGGTGACGTTCTGAAGATACTGGAACTCTCCAGGCGCAAGTTCAGCGACTTGCTTCTTGGTCACCATCCCATGGTTAGTAAACGGAAATGTCTCAGCTTTGTAGTCTGCCATTAAGTTTCTACGGCGTCACGAGAATGGTAACAGCGTTAGGATTAGCCACCGGAGCGGCATAGATCAAGGTATTGCTCGGTACAGGAACCAGCGGTTGAGTGGATGCGCCAAGCGTGACACAACTAATCGTGCAGGCTTTGTCCAGCCCATACTGGACCGCCGTAGCGCTAGGATATCCGAACGGCCAATTTAGGGTGCCTGAGCCGACCGCGCGCGTCCAAAAGTCCCCCACCATCGCCACGCTGCCGGATGTATTCGCCAGCCTGTACCAATAATGCGTTGAGACAGCGGCAAGCCCGGTGATGGGAATCTCGCGGCGAAGTCCATCGCTGACCGAAGCGGCATCCGAATCGGGCAAGCCAGCCACAAAGTTGCCTGCGGTCGGTGCGGCAGCAGAATAGAGCGATAACGTGTAGACTTCGAGCGTCGGGGCCGTATAACGAAAGACTAGCTTTCTGCTTCCGATGGAGCGCTGGAGGCTCGCATCACACGGAGGTGTGCCGGTAGCCGCACCGGAGGTAGCGCAGTTTATGGCGTCTATGTTAGCGCCGAGGTCGGTGCCGTCGTCAGCAATGAATGTCGCAGATCCATTCGCCGCACTGAACGGGCTGGTAGACGCAAGGTGGTAATCACCATTCGCAGCGTTGACGTATTGCACCGCTGCATTGTTAGCTGGTCGGGCGAAAGGCGTAAAGGTGTTGGTAGCGCCTGGGCTGGCATAGCTGATACCTGCATTTGATCCAGTCAGCACAATATTCTTGCCGGTGAAGTGGGTGAATTTAGCTGCGATTTGGCCGCCACCGTTAAGACAGGTCCCTTGAAAGTCGTAGCCGGTGATCGAGTTCTTGTAGGTCCACAAATCAAACAGCAACCAGTCCGTACAGCCCGCACCGAAATGTAAATAGTCAACAGGATCGGCGATCGACGAGGTGGCTGAAAATCCAGGAGCTGGCCCAACTCCTGAAGCTCCATCTGGGAGCACCCAGGTATTGTGATTGAATATATTGTTGATGGCCGGATATCCGACGTTAGTGTGAGCGGCGAGCGACCATTGACAGGTGTTGGAGCCGGTTGCAAAAGACACCCCACAAGCTAAAGGGCTGCTAACTAGAAGATTGTTTACTATTGAATCATATCCTGGAAGATTCAGGACGCACGGAACGGCTGGGCTTTGCAGGCAATGAGAGTCCTGGGTGATGGCGCTGAAAACATTCAAGGCTTTGTTGTTCTGAATGATGATATGATCGTTCGCCATGCCAGGGCCGCTATCGTAGCTCATGTGCGTTGAAAACGCCTGCCCGCTTTGCGCTGCCGCCCAGTTGTACTTGATTAGATTGCCATAGTACAAAGAATTCCTAAGGCTCTTACTCTCGAACATCGTTTTAATCGTGTACGGATTCGGAAGAGGAGAGGTCGTCGTGTGCCATGTAAAATCGGAGCCGCATTGATAGACCTGTCCGCTGGCCGTGTTTTTGTACCACTCCCCTCCTGAGTGCCGCGGGTCCGTGTTATCCCACCAGCAAGGATCGACACTAACCGACGGAGCTCCAGTGTTGGAGGACTGCTTCCAGGACGGTGGCTTGTAGCAAAAGTTGAACTGGAATAGCTTATTTGCGTTGCTGATCCCGGCGTAATTCCCGCTACCCCCGTAAAGAGTGCATTCCGTGCCGGACTCCATGAAGTTGTCCGTGATCCAGGTCGGCCCAGCGCTGGCCCATCCGCCGATTGCTTGGCTTTCTGCCAAATCGGCGCGTCGAATACCGTCAAACCAGTTATCGTGAATGTTTACGTACCGACCATTTTCAGCGATGCCACGCGCGAGACCGTTGGTGTCGCCTGGATTATCGTGTATCCAGTTATGCGCTATCTCGATGTGGTGAATCGTCCCGATGGCACTGGTCTCGTTACCATCTCCCAACACATAAGCGCCTAGGAACGAAGCTGGAAACTCAACGAGTTCGAGCCCCTTAAATGCCCAATGATGAGGAACATTTATGTTGGCCATGGCAATCGGCCCGAAGCCGACTGAACTTGGCGTAACGATGTTAAGCCCTGCCGGATCGGTGGAAAGTTGGAAATTGCGGCCGGCTATGATCTTGATGTAATAGGGCGTATCGGGTAGGAAGCCAATAGGCAAAGAGCCAAAGAGTTGCATCCCAACCGATGACAACGCGACAGGCGTGCCGTTGGTGAATGTGAAAGTATCGGGGGAAGTAATCGTTGGCGATCCAGCCGTAAACTGAAGCGGTTCCGAGATGGCGAGGGCCGGCAAGTAACAGCTCGGCAAACTACACGCCCCGATGGTTATAGGGTTCCCGGCAACATCCTCCAATTGAAGAGTAGAGCCTCCGGTCCCGCATCCCGCCGAGCAGCTCCGTACATAGTAGTGCTGGAGAACGGTAATGCCGACAGGCGGTTGACTTGAATCGCAAATACTTCCACAGCCGGAACCATTCACAGTGTCGATTTGAAACTCAACCTGACTACGGTTAGCTAGATTTGGCAGAGAGGCGGCACAGCGCCCGGCGCTCGCATCGAATAGCGTCAGAGTATTGCCCGTAATATTGCTTATCTCGCACGTTCCGTACGTGCTAGCGGCGCTGCCATGCTTCTCTGCATGCCATTCAATCCCCTGCGCGACAAGCTGCAACTTGCCATAATCGCACGGACCTACTCCGTCTGTTGGGTCGGGACAAGTCTGCGCCGGAATCGTACGCCATCCGTCTGGGGCAAAACGGGAAAGCAGCGACGATTGCACTGTGGTTATTAGTGAACAATTCGCAAAGTACGGTAGATTGGCATCGCCTTGGACATAGTGAGTGTCCGCTACGATCATGATCGTGTCGCCACAAGCTACGGAATTGACCGCATGGCCGAGAGTTAAGAATGGCTGGCTTACGGAACCAGGATTGGCATCATTCCCGGCTGGGGTGCTTGAAGCGCTCGCCACATAGTAAGTTGCGCAGTTAGCGTAACATGAAGAAAACAACAGTAGGAATAACTCACGTTTCATGCTAACCTCAAGAGGAGTCGCCACAAGCGCTTCAACGCTCGTGACGACTCTAACCACATCGCCTGCGAAGGAGGCAACGTGACTGATCCTAAGTGTAAACCACTTCCGACGCTTTCCGAAGAGATTGTCCGTAAAATTTGGGACAACGTTGATAAATCTCCGGGCCAAGGACCGAAAGGTAACTGTTGGACCTGGAAGGGGTCACACTGGAGGCACGTACCTTGAGAGCCAATAGCCGCGGCTTGCGAAGTGGTAGCAAGGAAACAGCACGCCAATACCAATAGCCAGATGAGTGCCGCCAGTGCAGTCTTGAGCCGCATCAGTTTCCGCGAATGACTGCGGTTATTTCGGTCAGATAAGGCACGCCAGTTGGGCTTCCTGTGTCTGCAACCCGCTCTACCCAGAATTGAAGTAGTAGATCGTGGGCGCAAGACGCCGGTAAATTCAAGGCCGTAAACACAGCTTTGGAGGGCCACCCTATAGTAGTCGGAGGGGTTACATTGACAGTGGTGCCGGTTCCAAATGTGGGAATTGCGCCTACGGCTTGACACCCGACGTACCCGGTTAAATTCCACGATCCAGTAGTGTTAGTAGCTCCCTCCTCAATTGTCACTGAGAAATCAACTGTCCCTGAAGCGGCACTCCACGTGGGACTCGCCATTATTTCAGCCTTCACGTACCTACTGGGCGTCGCCACAATTAAGCTAATACCGACTGTCTGAGGGCTTGACCCTATCGCGCCAGGTCCGGTATAAGTAAGGGCATTAGCAAAAGTTCCATTGGTCATCACTCCAGGGCCAGGATAATAACCTCTGGATAGATCAGTTCCAGCGAGCGGAAGCGGGACTATCATCGTACCTGCACTGTTGGCCGATTTCCACGTATTTGTGGCATCGCAAAAATACAGTTGCATGCCAGTCGTATCGGTGTAAAAATCGCGGCCAGCCGTGCAGCTTAGCGCCGGGGTGCCAGAGCCTGTGAAGTAACGCGGCGTTAACGTGGGGTCTGTCGAAATCGTGCGGATTCCGGTAGTCGGATCGTCCGATTGGGCATTTCCTGGACCAGCCACGACATCGGAGCCAGTTTGAGCCCTGCGCCTATCCATCGTCGCCGGTACAATCGAATTCCACGCCAAGCTTGTGAATGTCGTATTCCATAGCGGAATTGAATCGGCGGGGAACCCGGTAATGCCGGTCACCGTCGTGCATCCGCTACAGGTGACGGTGGTCGCAGCGTTATGTCCCAGCGTCAAAGTGAACAGGCTATCGTAGTACCACCACGCCTGATTAGTTCCTCCTACACTCGTGCCGCTTAGCGTGGCAGTCGCGCCAGCTACCAAGGCGGCTGAGTTGACTGCGCCTTTACCGACGCTGCATGGCGTCGAAGCGGTACATTGCGCTCCACCTACAGTCTGGACCGTGGCGCTCGTATTGACCAGATCATAACCGAATATCGCAGTTGCGCCAGCGCTGGAAGACCCACCGGAGATGTATTCCCAGTTCGTACCATCGCTCACTAGGAAGCCGCCCGCTCCGTTCGCGGCATTTATAGAAACAGAACTGAAACCGTTGATCGTGCTTGCAACCGAAGTGAGAACTAGCGTGCCGGAGCCTGTGAAGCTAATGTAGGCATACCAGCCATTCGGGAAGCTACCTCCTGGAGCGGGGACCGTGACCGCTGGCGATGCTCCGGTGAACTGGTTCGTTAAGCCGCAATTGCCCGCTGAAAGCGTTGGCGTCGTGCTAGATATCGCAACAACAGTTGGAGAGATCTTGAGCGTTCCGGTAGTCGTGATAGGGCCGCCAGAAAGCCCACATGCGCTAGAAACATTAGTTAAGGTACCGCTTCCGACAGGCCCTTCCAGATTCCAAGTATTCGTCGCCGTGCAACCGTACAGATTTTGCCCAGCCGGTTTATCGGTTGCGAAATACTGCTCGCCAACTGTGCAGGTGGCGGGAAGTGCCGCGAACAGTCCTGTCACGGCTGGCATAGAGTGGACCGCACCCCGCACGTCTTGCGTGCCAGCGGTGTAGACATTGGATTGGTCAGTATACACTGCCGTAGCAAGATTGTTGGCCTTTGGAAGCGTATTCACAATATCTGCCAGCAAATTTACGGCGCTGAAAGATAGATTGCCGGACGCGTTGCCATGCAACACCGTTGTCGTCGTTCCTATATTCGCAAAATAGTTCGACGTGACATCCAACTGCACGCAAGTCACGCCGGCACTTATCGTTGCAATGGCAACCTGATGAGATGGGCACGATCCTGTGCCGACTTTGCCGCTGAACTGCGTCTGAATTGCCGATGTGACCCCGTGCAAGTAGTTGTACTCCGTCGATGTCACGGTTCCCGTATCCAGCGACGCTATCGGTATTCCGGTCGGCAGATCAGTTCCCATTGCAATCGACGGCTGGCCTGTACCCGTCGTATTTTTAACGATGCCAGTAGAAAGACCGCTCATGGCGAACGAATTTATGAGTGGCGCACTCGGAGTCATCGTCAGGTAAGGGGCGGCGATCGGAGGCCCACCTCCAGCGACTCCAGACGTAGGGACATAAAAACCGCGCGTCCCTGCATAATTGATAGATACAGTGCCGGTTATCGAGAACCTGATCCACGCATGGTATCCCGTTCCTGATCCACTTGGCGGCACTGTCGTATTCGTGACGAGAGCCGCTGATTCTGGGAAGTTTGTCCATGGGCCAGTCGCGGATGTGTCGGAGTATTGAATCTGAACCGACCATGTCCCTGAGCCGCTGACATTGAATGTATGAAAGTCATTCAGTTGCAAATAGGTCGATCTATTGTCCAGCACTGTTGCAGCCGATGTTATATTGCTGACGCGCGTTGCCTGTACGGCTGTCGGGACAATTTGGCTCATCGCCGGTAAGGCCAGCAGAAGCAGCAAAGCTACATCTTGATCCAGACGTAGAATTCTATTTGGCATCGTTGATCGCCTCAAGCATAACGGAAGAGCCGAGAGAAATTCCCTCCTCAAAACGGCTTTGGCAGTAAATGGCCCTCTGCGAATCGTGACACTCGCCATCAAGGCTGAAAATACGAGCAAGAACGCGGTAGACAAGATACGGCGTAAAGCTGTCCGGTATAATCCCAGGCAGGTTGCTCTGTAGGGTCAATGGATTCGCGGTGAAGTTCAACGGTGCTGCACCGCCAACGATTGTCAGATTGCGCTGCGTAGGGAAGAAGTCACCATAATTTCCGAACGGAGGCTTTGGTCCAGCGATGACCGTGCCAGTATAATCTGGAATTGGAAACAGTTGAATCATGTGAACCGGCAAGCCGTCCTGGAACCACGCTCGCGGCGGTCCCACTTGCCGTGCCCACTGGTATTCGCCGTTGTTTAATTCTTCAAGCGTCGTAGGCTGCAAGAACACGCCGCCAACGAAGCAGGCCTGGGGCTCCAAAATGTCGTCTGGGACTATGTATTGCGACTGAGCTAAAAAGATCGTTTGCGTGAAGATTTGTTTGACCATCATTGTCTCTTGGCAGAAGTCAAGAATGGCCTGCTCCAGAGCGTCCAGGAACTGCTCGGGTGTGACTGTTCCGAGCACAAGATTATAATCTTCGAGCAAGTCCCAGCAAACTCGTTGGTAGATTTCCGAGACCGGCAACCCAACACGCTGCGGAGGTCCCGGCGTCGGAGGTACAGGGGGAGGCCCACCCCATGGAAAAGTCCCGAACCCGCCTTGGTTGAATCCTCCCATATCAATGCGTCCAACCGCCATTTTCCCGGAAGCATGTCCTGCCTGTTGCTGATCCGGCCGTACAGGTAGAATTACAATCCCTACAAAATAGCGAAGAGCCATTGGCGAAACCGGGCAAAAGAGAAAATGGGATCGAGGGAATAACTTGATTTGACAAATCCCAAACATTATTCGCGCCGGTCTGGTTCCAACCTATTGCACCATTAAACCGATTAGCGGAGAACTTTATCCCCGTGCCGGCGCTGGTGTCAGAATTCAGGGCAGTCGTAGGAGTCATGTCGTTGAAGCCGACCTGATTCCCAGAAAAATTGATATTGCTGTTCACTTCGCCACCCGTACCAGCTACAAACGCTACCGGAACTGCGGCTACCGAGGAGACATCTATTAGGCAGTTCGTAAATTGAGAATTTCTGACTCCTGCGAGAGAAATGGCCTTGCCAGTGCCAGCATTGACTACTGATACATTGGAGAACATATATCCTCCAAGCAGGCTTATATCAACAGTCGGAGCGCTACCTATGGAGTGCATTCTCATATTGGAGAAGTGCATCGTGTTGGCAACTGTTTCTACTCCACCCGCCACATATGTCACAGCCAAGGCGCTCACGGTAGAACTGTCTATGAATCCTCCATCAACGACTAGTTCGTTCAAGAAACTGCCCCCTACCGCACTCGGCACAATACGTATTCCATACGCAGCCAGACCGCCGACGTTGATATTCGTTATTGAGACTCCAGCGATGATCGGCTCGACCAACAAACAGGTTCCTCCTGCCTGTGTTTCTCCCTCCAGATTATTCCAAACGCCTCCGAGGTTTATAGAACTTGGGTTGGACACCCAGTGGTAGGCAATCTGCCCTGAAATGGATTGCATATTAGACCAAGTAGCTTGCTGGACTCCGTTGAAACGAAAGCCCTCGTATGCAAGAAAAGCTTTTAGGTTATTGAAGAATCCTTGGCCGATATTTTTGAACACCCAGATGGCTCCAGATGAACCATACGTTCCCACACCGAACCCCCAGACTGCGTTCAGATCACTTACAGTCAGGTATGTAGAAGTCAGAGCCGGAGGCCCGACAATGATTCCATCACCTACAAATTGCTGTTGAATGATCGAGGAATTGCCAGAGCCTCGCCACGAGAACTGATTCCAGTCCAGATAGAGCGGAGCATAAAAGTTCGAAGTTCCACTTGGTGTATAGCAAGAGCCGCCATTGCCCGCCAGGACAAAGCATTCTTTGATACCAGAACTAGCGCTCTTAATGGTCCATGCCCCAGAGTGGGAATTTGCTGGCGTGAAAATCACGCTACCAGTCGCTGCGCCTGATGTACAAGAGCCACCAGCCAGCAACACGGCCTCTGCCGTCCCTGATCCGCCAGAGATGTAGAGATAGTGGTTAGTGTCACCTCCGTTAACGCCCAGCGGACAAGGCGTCAAAGTGACAGATGCTCCTATGCCGGCAGTAAGGGAGCCACCTGGGGCTTGAGAGGCAAAGTCGTAAGTGGATGTCGATAACAACTGCGGAGGGGCAACGAAGTTGGTCCCGAGCGTCGTTTCGATGGCTTTGATCTCGGCGGCGGCTTGGTTATGGAAATCGCTAACAACGAAGAAGTTTACGGCGGCATTGACGTTGTGAGTTGTTGGCGTCGTTCCGTCGAATCCTCGACCACTAGAACAAACTGTGAATGTGGTCGAGCCCTTTGAGCAGACCTTGATAATCTCCGAATCGATCGACAGAGCCGTAGGAACCTGGATGCCGGTAGTCGATGCCACGGTGATCGTCGTATCGCCTACGCCGAGAGGAATCGTTAGCGTCGTCGTCACGTTGTTCGTCGCGACCAGAAGATCCGTATCCGTCGCAACACGACCTGGATAGGCTGCGGTATTAGGGTTCTGAGCCAGCGAGATACTCGCCAAAGCTATCGCAAGAACGATCTTCATTTTGGCTCCTGAACCTGGACAAAATATCGAGGCGCTTTGAACGACTGCCAGCGCTTTAGCCGTTTCATGACGCGCCAGAATGCCTGAATCAAGACACTAGCATCCGTGAAGACTTTGCCGGCCTCTTTCAAGACAAGCCTGTGGCCACCATACTCGGAGATGAGCGACACGAATTCGTCGTCAAGCTGCATCACGTCGGTAGGCTTCGTCATCGGTGTCGTCTCAAACACGCCAGTCACCGTCAGATCATTCCCACCTACGGCATCGATAGGGTGAATGGCAAATGCTTGGATGCCGATCGGAATCCACCGGGCCACTGGGCCATAGTTGTTCGTGTCATCGGTTGCCCATGATCGTATGTCTTGACCGATGCGCGTCAAGCCAACTTTGTCCAGATCGCGGCCCTCGAACGCCACGCGCGTTGGGAAGATCATCCCGAGCGGCGTTTGATAGACGAGCTGCCCCTTGACCGTGAAACCGGGCAGTTCCACGCTGCCTTCATTCGTCGCACTGAACAAATTTGTAACCCGCAGCGCTTCAGAGATCACGGCTTGGACCTCCGGCTGAGTGTACAGGATTGTGTTCGACTCAACCCGGTTCCACACGAGAGTTTCCAGTTCGGCAAGGGAATAAGTTGGCATGATCTATCAGTAAGACCCATCGCTATCCAGATCCGAGACATGACTTTGCCAATAACTGCCTCCCGGAGACGCAGACCACATGTCTGAATACGTTTGGTAAACGGTGAGCATTTTACTCTCGTTTATGTTCAGAGCGGCCTGCATGCCGGCCTGGAATTTCGCCTCATAAGTCTGCGCATTCTTCGGGTCGAAATACGGATCTGGCATCTCGGCAGTCGCACTATTTCTGATTCTCAAAGCGTCGGCAATCGCGCCATCTATGATGACTGAAGGCGAAATAAACCATGGCGGCCGGTCTGTCGGATTCTTCAGCAACGGCCATTGGCGGGCGTACAGGATCGGGATCTGGTAGGCGATGGGCTGATGTGGCCAAAGCTCATACTGCATACTCCCGGATTCAGACGGGCTATGGTCCACTAGGGCCATTGGGAACCCGGTTGACTGACGCTGTGGATCGCGAACATTCAACCAGTCTTGCGGCTTGTGAAATAGCAATGGCCGGCCCTGCGCCGGGTCCCAGACGTTGAGAATGTCTTTCAGGTCTGGTGCGATGGAGAAATAGCACTTCAAAAGCTGGTATGCCGCGCCAGTCAATGTCGTCGTTCCCCATGCCATGTCCATTTCCAGTTCTGTCGTCGAATGAACAGCGCGAACCGTGAAGACCGGGTATGTCGCCCCAAGCTTGAGTTGCAGGCCGGCCAAAGACGATTGCGTCACAGTGCAGTTCTGGTTATGAACAGACGTGAACCGGGCAGCAAACGTCGTGGGTGTGGTCTCCAGCACTGCCACGGCCTCAGGAGTGCCCCCAGCGTCGATATAGAGAAAGCTGTCCGTGGAGATTCCGGCCATAGATGCCGGGGCAACCGTCAAAATGCCTTTTTCGGAAATGCCGAGCGGGATATTCGTGTTGCTGACGTCCGCGACCGGCCACGATGTTCCTGCGCCGGTAACCGTGACTGAGCCACTCGTTAGAGTGATAGTTCCGGCCACGTAAGCCGCTGGCATTGAGAGCACGCCGCGACTGACAAGATCGGCCCAAAACGGTTGAGAATCAATTAGATACCTGATCCTGTCGTTCAGGAAATCGCGTATGGCGGTCGGCGCTGCGTTAGCTTTTGCCTGTCTTACTCTTCCCGTCATCGAAGCGAGGGTGTCGGTGTAGACTGCCATGTAAGAACATGATACACCAAGCACTTCGGCAATGGAAGTTCATTTTTTACTTGAATGTACGTGCTGGCCTGTAGTAAACTAAGAGAGTTGGGGCCTGTGCTGTTTCTCTCAGCGCAAGCCCCGCAGCGAAGAGCCGTGGAGGGCTCAACGATGCCTAATGTAAGATACCAGATTCTCTGCTTCCCTTTCATCAAGGAAATGCTCAAGTCTATTCCAGAGGATGACTCCTGCATGGAATGGCCGCGAAGTCGAACGCGACAGGGCTATGGCAAGGTTTACGCTAATGGCAAGCACAGACGCGTCCACTGCGTTGCCTACGAACTAGTCAAAGGGCCTATTCCAGAGGGTATAGACGTTTGCCATACCTGCGATAACCCTCCGTGCTTTCGTCCATCGCATCTCTTTCTTGGGACGGACGTGGAGAACGCCGCTGATCGTGACCGAAAAGGTCGCACCAATTCTCCAAGGGGCGAAGCACGTAAGAAGAAGCTGAAAATGATCAGGTCTTGGAAATGCGGAGACTACGGTTAGAGGGATGGTCACAGAAAGCCCTCGCTGAGCGCTTCGACGTGGCTCAGTCTCTGGTGAGTTGCATAACTAATAGGATTTACTGGACTCACATCTAATCACGTCTGGATCAAGATGTGGAAACTTTAGAACGCGAGGCGGTTAAGATTGCTTCAGCGAAACGAAGCGGCCTCCCTTGCCCCTACCCGGTTGCGCCGTACGCGCATCTTTCCCCTTCGGTCGTAGCGCGCCACGTAAGATCCAGCCGAAATAGCCAGCGCTGAGTACGAGGATCAGTGTGTAGCCGAAGAATTCCCACACCGTCATGATGTCGCACGTCGCTTCATTGCGTCGGTCCCGAAATTGCGGTTTCCCCACTCGACGGCAGCAACGGTAGGGCGTTGCTCGTGCCACTGACGTTGCTGGTCATTATACTGCCACTTGGATAGCAGTATAGCGGATAGACCGTTCCCCAGCCAGAACCGTAGTAATAGTTCTGAGAGTGCAGACTACCTGTCATTCCCGATCCGCTCCATGTCCGAGGCACGACGGCCTTGAAGTCTTTGCTAAACTCAGCGTCGTAGCTGATGCCGTAGACCTTCTTGACGCGAGCGTTGATATCGGCCCATTGGTGCTCTGCCAGTTTAAGAGCCTTCCAGGCGTCCTCGGCTCCTATCGAATCCTCGATCTTGAGAATCACCACATCGGCGGTTTGGGCGCTCATCAGGAGCACCAGCAGGAATCCCATGAAAAGCTTCGTCATGGCCGTTATGATACTACATCTTGATCCAGACGTAAACCGCTCACGACTTGTCGTCCAGCCAGTCTTCGAAGCGCCTCCAGAGTGACTTCTTTCCCTGAACTTCGAGCACGATGGCATGAGGCTGTTCCAGCGGCGCGTCTGGCGCATAGAACACGATATCCAGGACCGGCTCGACTTCTGGCTCAAGCTCAACCGGTATGGCCTTTTCCATCAGGAGTTTTTCGGTCACCGTTGGATCTTCGATCACCGCTTTTGGCAGAACCAGAGTTTTCGGCCGCTTGCGGGTTTTCTTTTTGGGATCGACGTATTTGACAGTTTTCATGTGGCATCACCTATTTTGCGGGTACAACGATGGCTCCAGGCTGGAATACAATTTGCGGCGCTGGCGCGGGAGTTGAAGGTCTGACTTGGTTAAATATTGTCAACAGCCCCACTAGCAGCAACACGCCAGCCCCAAGGACGGCCCAACTCTTGTCAATGCCTTTTGCCTGACCGGCTCCCGCTGCCTGTATTTGGCTCATTTTCTTGAGTTCTGAAAACATCTGCTCCATCATGGGATCTGAAAAAGATTGCTTGCCTTGTCCGATCAATTGAGCCTGCTCAAGCGTCGTAATGCGAGCCGATAATGTACTAGTGTTCTGTTGCTGTGCCTGCGCCACGGAAGTTTGAGTTGTGGCGACCAATGAACGGAGGGCTTCTGCTGATTGTTGAACCTGCGTAGCCAGCACACTGGCTTGATCGGAAGAACGCTGGCGTTCGACAGCCACCGCATTCACATCCACCGCTCGGATTGCATCAATGCGCTTAGCTTCTGCCAGTGCCAACCGGGCTTCATATTCAGCCCGGAGGATAGTCATATCCTCAAGGTGAGCTATTTTTGCATCATACAGAAGATTGTTAGCCGCGCGAAGGTCGTCCAGGCGGGCTACTGCCGCTTCAATGCTGTCCTCAACGTTCTTAGTCGGGTCGATTACGCTATTACCGTAGGCGTCCACACCGATACCGGTGCCGTTAGCGAGAGGACGACTGCGACTTTTGGCCTTGTTGAGTGAAGCCCGCATCCGTCACTTCGCCTCGTCCACCTTTACTGGCGCTTCAACCGTGGTTTCCTTCTGTACAACCGTAGTTGTAGTTTCCCCGGATGGTGCGACGACTGTCTTCGTGCCGATGACCTTGGTTGTGAAGACCTCAGGCACTCTGTTCTTTGCGATATACATAAAAAACGATATGGCCGCACCAACAGCGAAGGCATAGACCACTTGACGCCAAAATGCTCCCGTTTGCGCGTTGAAGTGAGCGGGATCGCTTGCGTTCAGGCCGAGCGCCGTAACGACGCCCTGTGCGCCGCCGCCAATAGCAGCCGCGATCAATCCGTTCAGCCATGCTCCCCACTCGAACCAGTTAATCATTGGTGCAAGTCCTCGTCGTCGTGGTAATCATCTAGGCGTTGCCGGAACTGGCGGGCTTGCTCTTCTTCACCTAGCCTCGTCTTACGGCCTAAATAGAGAATAATTGCTGCGAAGATGAAGATGAATGCTCCGGCAATCCACATAAATCTCTCCATGGATCACCTGAAAGGACTTAGGGATGACGGCCAAGCGGCAGAGCTATTCCGCCGAGCTTGCCGCCAACGGCAGCTACAATGAGGATCAGAAGAATGACGCCGCAAATCCACAGTGCCGGTGGGAAATTGGGGAAGAAATGCGTACAGACCCAATACATCGCATACGCGATAATCGCGAAGATCAGGATCGCAATCAAGAAACCAAGGAGTTGGTCTACCATATTACTTCTTTCGCCGCGCTACCACGGCGTTCGCCTGCCGTATTGCGCTGGCTTCGTTACCAGTCTTCTTTAGGACGCTATTGGCGACGTCGCTCCATTGCCGTTTGGCTACCGGCGTGTCAGCCTTCTTGGTGTGTCTCGCCGGTCCATCAGTCGGAGACCATGGCATAGCTTACTTCCCCTTTACGCGATTGAGCTTTGGATTCTTCTCCTTGGCTGCTTCACTGGCATGGCGTGAGGCATTCGCCAGAATAGCGCCGGCAGATTCCTTACTGTAGCCCTCTGACTCGATCTTCTTTTGAACTTTCTTGAAGCTCATAGTTCACTTTCCGTTGAGTAGTCTCTTCGGCACCCCGCCGATGTAATCGAAATCGCCCTCATCTCTTGAGAGCGTCGAACTCCCCTGATGCGACAAGAATTGCTTCGAGAACCGGCGCTTGTGCTCGTAATACTCGCTAGGTCCACCTGGATAGCTCTGCGCCGCTCCTCCGTAGGGGCTTTCCCGCCCATGCTCAGCATCTTCCGCGCCACAGGCCGCATCGTACATAACCGTAGGCGGGCTGAAGAACTTCCCGGCATTGTCCGACAACATGTCTTCCGGGCTTCGCTGCTTGCGGATCTTCATGTCACTCATAAGTCACGTCTTGATCCAGATGTAGCTCTATGCCATCTTGAGCCATGTCGTCGTCCCCATCGACCGGAGCGTGACGGCGGCATTCTGCGCCAGCGTGATCGCCGCAATGCTCGTCGCTTCGTAGTTGTTGGCGGCAAGAGGCGTAAGTGTCACGGAGCCGCTAGCGATGTTCTTCAGGAAGAGCGACGATCCCGCTCCGTAGGCCGTGACGTTCGGCAACGAGTATGTCCCGGTCGAGGCTGGATTCAGAATGATCGAACTGAAGGCCGACGAGAGTGTACCGCTTGTTGCCGTGGTCGTCTGCTGGTTCAGAAGATTCGTTTGCCCAAATGGCAGGAAGTTTGCGGAAACTGCCACCCCAGCGGTGATGCACACCCAGCCGGATGGGGAGTTGGCTATCGGCGCGTTATTCCAGACGATATCGCCAACAGCATAGACCGTGACGCCGTCGTTAGGAGCCGCCGCCGCTTGAGTTGTTAGCGCGTCTGCTATCCATGTTCCGCCAGTCGTGCCGCCCGCACTGCAAAGCCAGTGAGATGGGCCGACTCCGGTCGGAGACGAGTTGAAGATGATGTCGCCGGTATTGAACGTCCCGGCCGTAGGCGTAGCTGTGCCTTTGAACCAGCGCGGCTTCCCATCGCCAAACGGCATTATACTGAATTCGTCTAAAGCCATGATCTGTGTCTCCTAAAACGCTCTGGCCGGATACCGCTACCCGGCCAGAGCCATCGCACGAACAGGACTGCTGCCGGAGAAAACTTGGTTAAGCCCTTTTGTACCAAACAGTTGTTCCCGCACTCTCAAGTGTCACCGCTTGATTTTGCGTCAGCGTAATCGCCGCGATACTAGTGGCTTCGTAGCTGTTCGCCGCCAACGGCGTCAGTGTGACGGAGCCCGAAGCAATGTTCTTGATGAACAGATCTGCGCCGGCCGGGTAACTCGTCACGTTCGGCAACGAGTAAGTGCCCGTCGAGGCCGGATTCAAAAAGATCGAACTTTGCCCCGCGCTCAATGTTCCCGACGTCGCCGTTGTGGTCTGAGCCGTCACACCGCCGACTTTGCCAAACGCAGTGAAGTTGGCAGTCGCTCCTGGTCCAGCGGTGGTGCAGATCCAGCCTACTGGCTGATTGGCTGTCGGGGCGTTATTCCACATGATGTCGCCCAACTGCCACGACAGACTCGAATCATTCGGCGGGGCCGCTGCGTTGCCTACTTGCATTATTGCCATAACATGTCTCCTTTCGCTTACTTACAGGATGCTCGTGCCCACGAGCTTTGCGCTCGTGCGTGGGTTGGCGCAGATCACGTTCCCCGCCCAGAGGTACTGGCCGGCCAGATCGATCGTATTCTGAGCGTCTTTGAAGCCGGTGAAGCCGAACTGGAATTTCTTGTTGGTCGTGATGTAGAACTCGATGTAGCGGGTGTTCAGCAGGAACATTACGCCGTTGGTGCCGTCGCTCGGAATGTACTTGTCCACGACGACTTCGGCCACGCCGTTGAACCGGAAGCTCTTGAAGCCGACATCGGCCATGTCGCCGGTCGAATCCATGTACCGCTGGTTGGGTTGGGTCGCATTCCAGATCTTGTTGAATCCGGATTGGGTGGTCACGATCAGGTCTGGAAAGTCGTTTCCAAACCACGCAAACCCGAACGCCGTCTGGATATCCTGGAGCGAGAATGAACTCCAGGCCCGATTGACATAGGAGTTCGCGCCCTGGACGCCCGCTGCGTTGGGCGTCGTCGCACCGGTGAACACCGGAGGCGTCACGAACAGGTCATTCCTGGTGATGCCGCCGACCGCCAGAAAGCTCTTGTCGCTGTTCGCCGAGGTAGTGTACGATCCCGATGAATTGCCGTCATCGATCCAAGCCAGCAGCCCGTCAATCGAAGAACTCGGCGACAGCACGCCCGTGCCGGACGCCGTCTGCCCGTCCTGATAGATGCCGGTGGCCAGGATCTTCGCCATCTTCGCACTCGCGTTGGCGAACTTCAGTTCCACCTGCGAGAACGCCGCATGCCGGCCACGGTTCAGAACGTCGTCGGTGCCGGGCAGGAATATCGAACAGTAGGCGTACTTCGGAGTTACGGAGAAGGCGGTATCGGTCTGGGCGTATGAAATATTGAGGGTATCGCCCTTACTGAAAAACCCGCCAAAAAGTTCGGCATAAACTAGTGGTCTGAGGATGTGCATACCGCCATCGAAATTAACGGTATTGCGACTCAACATTCTCACGAGCAGTGGCGACTTTTTGAATATGACGTCCGTTGCCTTAGGGACGATATCGTCAGTTGTGTACGCATTAAGTTCTGCTAAAGCCAACATAATCAAGCACTTACGCAGGCACGGTGGCTAGCGTAAGTATTTCTCCTTTTTCTGAAATTTTTTGCATTACCGCTTGACATGCGGCCAGTGCCATGGTACATTTGTAATTACTTATGGATGGGAGATTGCCGAAAGACCAGCAGATCATATTGCGCATCGAAAAGCCCGTCCGCGACAAACTGGAACGTATCGCCGGAACATGGTCCATGACGCTCTCGGGTGCTGTTCGACGATTGATAATTGAAGCAAAGATTCCGAAGATGGAGGAATAATGGCAGCTAGCGACAAGACGAGTTGTACGTTTTGTAGTGAGACCGTGACGCGCAGGTTCATTCAGGCTCACTGGCGTAACAATTGCGCACTCGCGCCGAAAACCATCATCACTGAAAAAATCTGCTCCCGATGCCAGACCGTTCGGGGACTTTCTGAATTTACTGACCGTGCCGCGCTCCCCGGTGGGCTGAGTCATGTTTGTTCTCCCTGTAAGAGTCGGATCACAGAATTTTCGCCGGCCCTGTCCAAGGTCGCCATCTGTGCGTTTTGCAACGAGGCAGTTAGCAGAAAGCGTCTCGCCCTTCACTTTCGGGAAGGATGCCCCAGCATTCGCCCCTTGGCGGAAGGTGAGCATATTTGCACTCGCTGCCAAGTCATCAAGCAGCCCGTTGATTTTGGAAGCCCCAACAAGCATTGGTGCAAAGCATGCGGACTCGCTAACTATCACGAGTACAGACGGCGCTTGCTGACCGGCGATGTCATGATTGCCGAGAAGCCCAAACTGCGCCCAGGTCGCTGGGTTCTGAAGCCATGTCCGCACTGCGGCGAGTTGTTTAATCATCAGCAAATGCTGAATCACAAATCGCGTTGCGCCAAAAAGCCTTTTACCGGACATACCATCGGGCAACTGCACGAAGGAATGGTCGTTCTCACGAACATGGAAAAGTTGCGTACGGCATTTGTTGGACGCGATGAAAAGCGCCAGCAAAGGTCCCGAAATTTGCTTCACTGTTACGGGATTACGCTTGAGGTCTATGAGGCCATGCTCGTCGCCCAGAACGGAGAATGCGCCAACTGCGGGAGCATTGACTCGGGAGCCAATCATGGACACGGTTGGCTGCACATTGACCACGACCACATCACTGGAAAGATCCGGGGCCTGCTCTGCACGGCTTGCAATCACCTCATGGGCAATTGCCGGGACAATCCCGCAATTTTGCTTCGGGCTATTGCCTATCTCGCCAAGCACAACGGTATTGGTCTGGTCAGTTAGCATTTGCCCTACGCTGCATTCCCCTGAATCTCGCGCCGATCACCCTCGGCCGCCCGAATGGCCGCGATGCTGCCGCGCCCGATGTCCACTTTCGATACGTCCGCTTTCACTTCGCCGACTGCGGGCACTTCCGTGCCCTTGTTCATGAGCTTCATCTGGAGATAGCCGATGTCCGAGCCGCTATCGGCCGATGGCATGGCTCTCGTCTGGCCGGCTTGGTCCTGTAGTGCGGCTTTCCGGCCCTCTTCGCGGGCGGCGGTCAACTCGGCATCGTGCGCGACCTTGTCGGCTGCGGCTTTTGCCGTAGCCTTCTCGGCTCGGGCCGTTGCGCTGTAGCTGTTCAGATAGAAGTCTTTCAGATCGCGCGGCTGAGCGTTTGGATCGACTTTCAGACGCTCCTGGTACTCGGCGTTGGCCTTCGTCAGCAGGTCTTCCGGATCGAACAATTCGCCCAGGTCACGCTGGTGGAGTTGGTTCAAGTACGGGACCACCGTTGCTAGCGCGGCCACACGGTTCATGCCGTAGTTGAACTCTGTCTCCTTGGCCTTGACGATGTTATTGATCTCTTCTTTCATCGTCGCGGCGCTCACGACTTTGCCGTCTTTGGCGCGGTCATCCAAGAATTGATTGAGTTGTTCGAGGGTCATTTCCTTTTCTCCCGCCGCCGCGACTTGCGCTTGTAGCGCGTCGATTCGAAGCTGGCGTGCGTGTTCTTCTTTGGTGCAGTTGTGCTCAAAATCCCAGTTGTTGGCGTACCACGTTTTGGTGCGCTCAACTTGGCTGACGTCCGCTGGATCGGCGATATAGTTCGCCAGTTTTGGGTTCCGCTCGGCGATCTCCTTGAGCGTCACCCGATCCGTCTCGTCGATCTCAGTCAAAAGTGTGTCAAAAATATTCGCCATGGTTTTATGCCGCCGCACTCACTGCCGCAGATGCCGGCAGCGGCTGCGCCTGGGTCGCCGCGCCCTGCGTCGGCTGCGTGCTTTTCTGGACTTCGTTCATCAGCATGGACAGCGCATTGACGGCCTGTTTCAAGACCGGAATCAGTTCCGGCTTGTCAATCACCAGCACTTTGGCGACTTGCTCCAGATCGTTTCCGACGCTGGTGAGCTTGGCTTCTACCATGCCCATCGAACTAGCTAAATCCTGGCCGCTATTCGTGCTTCCACCGCCAACGGCCCCGGCTCGCGCAAACTGGTGCAGCGGCACTTGCTGAGCTGCAATCGAAGGCGAAATCGGAGGCGCGGCTGGCGAAGGCGACATGGATTAGTAGCTTTCTTTCGTGTCCGGTAGCTCTTCCTGAGCGTTGATCGGCGTGCCCGATTCGTAGCCACGGTGCGGAGTGCGCTTCAAAGTCCCTACGTCATCGCCCACGCGCTGAATTTCTCCCATACTCTGGTCCGTAAACAGCCCGAACGGCGTGCTGGATTTAGAAAGGGGCAGCATGTCACCAACGAAGGAGATCGTGCCCGATTCAAATCGGTCCATTTTCTCTGTGTTCCCACCGCCGATGGAGACTTCGCTGCCAATCATCTGTTTTTCAGCCATAATTTACGCTCGCTTGTCTATCAAGTTGTAACCCCCTAAGCCTTTTGTTGTCAAATGTTTTTTGCCTATAATCGGAAGTATTGCTTGACTAGTTCTCGGACCTAGCGCTATAATGGCTACAGTGGCGCTACAGAAGAAGTTGAAAAGTAAAGACGTTCGGGCAAAGCTCGATGAGGACGAACGCAAAAGACTAGAAACTATAGCGGCGGCTTGGTGTGTGGATCTTTCGACTGCTATTCGAAGAATGATCCGGGATACGCCAATCTCAAGGGGACCATCATGATCAACCTGAACTCTCGCCGCGCAACACCCCTCGCAGCCGCCGCCGCCACTCAGGCCGAATTGCCGCAACTAGACCTATCGACCGTTCAGTTTGGCGACTGGATTGAGGGCATTGGAATCATCACAGACTATGCCGTGGTCGGCCTATGCCACCAGCTTGGACGATTGGGCTACGGGATCGCCGTGATTCCGAAAGGGACATCATGAGCAAACCACTACCACGTTACAAGTGCCACAAACAGGTGTGCGCAGCCAAGATCGCAGGCGTTGATGCCGGTGTCGATCAATTCCAGGATGCCTGGATTCTGACCTTCACCGATCCAGATCTTTTGCCAATGGAAGTTGACGACGATTTCATGCGGAGGCACAAACCGTCTATCGGTCAATATCTTGTGGTCTATGACGATGGCTACAAAAGCGTTAGCCCCGCAAAGGCTTTCGAAGAAGGCTACACGCTAATATGACCCTTACCGTCTGGATAGACGGCTGGCCCTACGCAGTTGCCTTCACCGGCACGGTCGATATCGCCCGAACGGACACTAACGATGTCGCTGTGCGCAGAGTCAGCGATGATGCCGTGGTCTCGCTTTCCGTGGATCAGGCCGCGCTGGACGACAATCGCGAAAAACTCTCGGCGGTGCGGCATGTGGAGGAGACTTACAGGAATGCCCTTCGCCAGTAGCTGGAGTGGCTGGACGGTCCATCTCGTGGTTCCTGCGGAGGATCGAGCATTCGAGCCCGTTATGACTGAAATATACATCTGGATGCAGACGTAACTCATTCCAGTAAACCCTTCAGGTGCGGCTGGTCAACTTCTTCGATCATTCCGGTTATCAGGTTATAGGACCGCAAGTCGATGCCAATTAGGCGCATGGCGTTCACCGGAATAGGTCCATCAAAAATGCCGCCATGTTGAGGCACAAAATCTTTCTGACATTTTGGGCACCAGAGATGGCCCTTGAATTCTGACCAATCGGGATCATCGTTCCCGCATTCGCAACCAGCCATTTCGTATTCAGCTGGCCTCTGGACATAGACGTAAGTCCGCTTTTCAAGTTCAGGCATGTTGCGCCCTTCTCAGCCTTTTGATGATCCCTAAGGTCCGCTTGCGTCGGCAGGCCGTGACGTGGTTCACGTAGCCACCTGGATTGGCGATCGGGCCTCGCTGGCAGATCGGACAGTAGCGGGGGATCTTGTATTTCACTACGAAGCCTCAGTCAGATGCGACTCATAAATTGTGAATGGCGTTGCCGACTCGAACGTTACGAGCACGTTGCGACAGACCGTTGGAGGACAGGAGATGTAAAAGATGTTCTTCGGAAAAGGTGCCTGCCAGTCTATAATTTCTTCCGCAATTTGCCTCGGAGGATCGCTCACCGATAACGATATCCGAACGGGAGACTTGACCGGGTGGCACACGATAAAAATCCCGGTAAGGACTTTCTCTGCGCCAACGTTACCAAAATAGTCCCAAGCGATGTTCCTCGGCACGGTGGCCACTGCCATTGTCGGCCTAACGATCAGCGCTGTGCAGGCACTCAGAAGAGAAGAGAGGAAGCCACGGCGCGTGTTCATGCCCAATATTCTCCCACGATTCCCTTGCCATGTCCAGCATTTTAGCGTACAATAATTCAGTGGGCGCATTCAACATCCATCGCGAACTTTTCAAGCTGAATTATCAGCTAAATTTCGACGGCCTGCGCCGGTTAGAAGCTCGCCGGCGTTATATCGCTGTTCAGTATCCAAAAGACATTCGCGCCAAGTTGAAAGACGCCATCGGGGAGAGTGGCTACGGCACCGTCCTGGCGATGGAAGATGAGATCAAGCCCCAAGCGATCTTGCAGTTGTATCCAACCGAACAGGGCGATTCATGGTTCCCGGCGCTGGCGATTCCGCGCCGAGGCGTCGTCTATGGCTTTGATGAGCCGCTTCCAAACCAAAGGCTTCCTGTATTTATGACTCGCCTACGCAAAAGCAGCTTCCATGGCGACGATACAGATGGCGCACTCTTTTACCACCGTGACTCGCTGGATTACTTCAATGTAAATCCATATTTGATGTCCGTTTGGGATGGCACATCGTTCTTTCTGAGTGAGGCGACAGGAACGCCCGTTGGCGAATTTCCGTCACTGAGCAATTTCATTTCAGACGGCCATCCATCGGCACGGCCATACCCACCGCCAGAGACGAAACCCAAAACCGTGAACGAGTGGGACGGCCCTGGACTCGATCCCGATCAGCGAAACGCGTTGAATGAGATTCGGCTCAGGTTGCCTACGCCAATTCTTCGATCAGCTTCTGACTTGAGCATACTAGATGCTTGGAGACGCGCTGTGGCCGGCACATACCCGTCGCTTGACGTATCGGGAGATTTAGAGGCCCAGATACAGTTGGCGGTGTCACTATTGGAGCGCGAGGCTAATGTAAGTCCCCCACCACAGTTTCAGTGGAGAACGTGGACGACCAAAGAAGGCATACGAAGACCCAGCATAACTGAGGATCTAGATCGAATCGACAAGATCTTGGCTGAACAGCCAACGCCAGAGATTCGCTCCAAGAATGGGCGTATGATACGCTTTGAGACGGACGACGACGATGACTGAACTGAACACGAACGGCTTGCCGGATTGGGCGGCAGATCTCCTTTCGGACAATCAGAAATACGTCCGCAGATGCTACGATTCACCACGCCTACGCCACCGCCTTGCGCTCCGTAGATCGTTACCGCTTGAATTGGTTTACGCAACGCTAGAATATGACGGCTTAGACGGATTGGAATTAGTCGCAAGGATTGGCGGGGTGGCCGCTACATGCGTGGAGCGGCGCTGGAAGGAATACGGTGCCGGTTGGCGCGAGGCCGGTTCGTCAAGCGCTACTTTTCCAGAGATCCAGATGGATTCTGGCATTCCCATGGGAGATATGTACATGATCGGCAAAGATCCAGCAAGCAGCGCGGTCATCAAGAATGTGGGAACGCCACTGCCGAGTGGAGATACGATTGAGAAGCTTTACGCGGAAGCGCAGTGGCGTAAGCAGCGGGACGAGGCAGAGCGTTTCAAGGCTAAAGCGCAGTTCATGCAGTGGTCTCAACAAGTTGCCGAGGCGGAGTCAAACCGATTAGCAAATTACGGCTGGCTACAGGGAGGTCAGCAGGCCACCAACAATCCATTTCAGGGGTTGCGCAATGCACTCGATGATGATCGCTCCATGGCTTTGCAGTTCGCCATGGGTTCGATTCAGACTCGACCATCCAAGCCGACTGCGCCGAAGCCTCCAGACCCACCCGAGCCTCGTTCCAAAAATGGCCGACTGATCCGGTTCGAAACAGACGAAGACGAGTGATTTTACGTCTTGATCCAGACGTACTTTTCGTGTACAATAAATGCCATGACTAAACCCGCTACCGCTCGAACCCGCACCGCCACAGATCCAGAGATCGCCGCTATTTCCAGGATTGGCCGAATTATTGCCGAACTTGACCCCGCCGCCCAGGCTCGCGTGCTGCAATTCGTCCATTCGAAGTTTTGCCCTAAAGCGCCAGAGACTCCTGCGGCCTAAATTCGCTGAGTTGGGATTCCGTCGTCCTCGAAGCCAAGGCGTTCGCGTGCCGTCTTGCAGGCTTTCTTCATGCGAGCGTCTATGGTGATGACGGACACGATTTCATCAATTGCGCGGCCCAGGTTACGTGCGCCGATCTTGGTTAGGGCCTCTTCGGTTGCCGGTAAGATTCGCACAGAAATCCTGGCTCGTTTTCGCTTGGCAGGAAGCGCCGGTCTCCCAAGTTTACCCAGACGCCGTTTCGCTGGTGATTCTACATGATTGACTTGGCCCATGATTGATGGTAGCATTTTCGTGTACAGAAATGCAAATTGTATCGAATCCAGTAACTGTCGCGGCACTGTCCATTTTGGTTTATTTCGCCACGACCAAAATCATAGCCGCCGTCAAGCACGCACGCGAAGAGTCTGCAAAACGCAACAAAGCGAATATCGACACCGTGGCTCGACTGGCGATATCACAGGAAGCTCTGGCCGCAGAACTAGCGACGGCTAGGACCGACTTTGCAGCGTGCCTGAGGCTACTAGCCAGTCGCACCGACTACTTAACTGAGTCCCTCAACTCCAGCGCGAAAGCCAGCGAGAAGATTCTGGAGGGCACAACCAAGGCCTGTGAGGCGATCGCCGTGGCGACCGATAAGCATCGAGAGACAGTGGCCGAGTTCACTAAATTAGTCGTTGGTCCCGGCATGAGCAAAGATTCGCTGGAGACGGCGACCGATGAGCACAAAGACAGAGTTTTTTCTGAGATGGCGCATCGCGCCGCTGGCGAAACGCCGGAGCGCGCTCGGGAACTGGCTGAATTAGAAGAGATGCAAGCGGCTAATTCGTACCCAACTGTCTAGGAGCCGGAGCTTGAGCCAGCCAGCGCACTATCAGCAAGTCATCGCCCGAGTGATTGAGCGCAATGCCGACCGAGGCCTTTCGCCGTCAGATCTCGCAGCGTGCATTGTGGAAGGCCTGGATCTGGCTGAGGCGATCCTAGGCGATGGACCCGCGCCCAAGGCAAAAACCAACATCTTGATCCAGACGTCAGAGCGCCAGTACAAAGAAGTGGATCTTGGGCAAGGCGTGCTGATCGGAGCGGCTCCTGCAAACGGCGCTAGGATCATCGAAGAAGCCCCACCCACGGCTATTGTCAGAAATCCCGATAGCGCCGTGATGCAGGACACCTACGAGGAAGTCGAAAAAAAGAAAGCTAAACTTCAGAGTCTGGCTTTGAATACATTGCCGATTTCTCTAACGATCGATCTTCCAGACGTTGGGAAAATAACGCTTAACCGGCACGTAAGGCCGTCTCCGCAGGGTACGGAGTTCGTGCGCGTTTTATACGCCCAGGATGCCAGCGAGGAAGACGGGCCACAGGTCAATCTTTTCACTTCCGACATGAAATGCGATCCGGCCACCGTCAAAGCTGATATCCTGAGCCAAGCGGCGATGCGGTACCGCAAGGCTCGGCCAACCATAACGCCGCGAATGGCCGTGAATCAAGGATTCCCCGATCCGGACCAGCTAACGCAGCAGGCGCTTAAGAATGGGAACACCGCCAATCGGACGGATGAAAACACACCTGTAGAAGATTCCCGTGAATGGGATCGGCTATCCAATCTGAAACGGCTATTTTAAGGATTGCTTAAACTTTTGTTGCCTAAGTCGAAGAAACGCTGTATGATCTAGACATGGCCCCTCACCAAGCTATAGTCACGGTCGCGTCGGCAGGTACGCCCGTAGCCTTGACATCGGACGGCACGATCATGTGCAGTTCCTTTCTGGTCAAGCAACTCTACGGGAATGCGGCAGGCTCCGGCTATGTCGGCCTCAGCAACCTCACAAAAGCTACCGGCGTTGGCGTCATTTACGATCTAGCAGTCATCACAGCCTCGTTTACCTCTCCAGGGCCTTATCCTGGTCAAAACCCCAATCGACTGGCTGATTATTTCCTAGACGCCGATGTGGGTGGAATGAAGTTTCTCGTAACATGGTGGGTGGCCTGATCATGCTTCGACGGCTCGCGCTAACCGTTTTCTGCCTTACGGTTGGCCTGATGGCCCAGCCTCCCAATGTGAATCCTGGCGGTGGAACTGGCGGTTCGGGTGTTACCTTCACCGCTACAGTAGCAGCAGCCGCGCTCCATGCAACCGGCGGCGGAACGGCACAAGCACAGACAGCCACATACTCCCCGGCTATTACGTCCCTAACGCAGGGCCTCTCGGTCTGCTGGCTTCCGGCTGCACTCAACACTGGTGCAAACCCAACATTTTCACCCAACGGGCTTACCGCGACTGTAATAGTAAAGGCTCCGGCAGGGTCCGCTCTTGTTGCGGGCGATATTAGCACACTTGCGGAAGCGTGCGCTATTTATGATTTGGCAAATGCTAGATGGGAGTTACAGAATCCGCAACAGGGAAACTTCAGCCCCCTGATTCCAACCAGTCCGAACGGTTCGGTTGTGATCGGCAATACCGGAACGGCAACGCCAACGTTAGATGTTAGCACCACATACCTAAACTCCCTCTATTGTCAACTCTTCGGCTGCACGTTCACTGGACCGATTATCACAAGTCTCAGCGCTGGTAGTGGCGGAATACAACTAACTGCTGGAGCCCTGCCGACTTCTGTTCAACCTGCTGGGGTCCTATTAATGGATGCGACCGGCGTAATGGGTAAAGCGACCGGAACCAACGATGATGCTTTATGGAGTCGTAGTGGATCTCCAACGGCTTATGGGGCACCTTCCACTGCGGGTAAAATCCTGCAAGCTACTGACACAGTCTTCCATGCAACCGATGTTGCGATGAGTGGAGACGCTACGATTGCGGTTGGCGGGGCGGTCACCGTGGCAAAGATCAACGGCGTGGGTGTATCGGGCACTCCTTCGATTGGTTATGTGCCCACTGCAACCAGTTCCACCACTGCCACTTGGCAAGCGCAGAGCGGCGGCGGACCAACTATGCCAGCGGCAGCAACGGCGGTCTGCCTATGGGAACATCGATACATTGAAGGGACCGGCACTACCGTAGCTGACGGTTGTGGGAACGGAAATACAGGTACCTTTTCTACGGGCCATCCCCCGGCATGGGCAGCGGATGGTAGCGGTATCACAGATGACGGAACACAGAACTATACAATTCCCGCTGGGAATACTTCAGGCACTATCCCAGCAAATATCAAGACAATTGTCGTGGCCTATATTCCAAATATCTATGCTGCGGCTACAAACAATCAAGTTCTGACTGAGGCTATGTTTTCCAACGGAGTTGGCTACCCTATCTTTGGATTGTGTCAGCGTAATTTGACTCTATTTTGTGGCGCATCTGGGAGCAATGATGCAGCCGTTGCGGGGAATAATAAGAGTGTTGGGCCAACCGTTACTACATTCACACTCCCCGGTGGAAACAATCGGATCTGGCAGAATGGGCGGGAGGTTAGCGGTTATATGAACGCAAATGCTTTGACATTCCCAACTTCAGCAGGGTTCATGGTTGGGGACTTTACAGATGGTGGTGGCTTTGGAATGTCAGGTACATACCTTTATAGCGCAGGTTTCTCTACAGCGCTTACTGCCTCCCAAATCGCTGCGATGGAACAATATGTTGAGCAACGTATTTTATTGGATCATGGAGTGCGTATCGTAGACAATAATCCTACATCGACACAGGTGATTACGCACGGCGATTCGATTTCTAGCAATGAGGGTAATAATGGGTATCTAGGATCGTGGCAACAGTTTATACAGGATTTGATTCCAATTCCTTACAATATTCAGCCGCTTGGACTGGGCGGGCAGACATTATCTACTATGGTCACCCGCATGCCGACTGTCATTCAAGGGCTTATCAAGCAGTACGCTCCCGCAAAATCAGTTGTTGTAAACTTTGGGGGTAGCAATGATCTGGCGACTGGAGGAACCGCTGCCGCGACATACTCTAGTACTCAAAGTTACTCAACAAATGTCCACAGTTATGGTGGATACAACGTTACAGTGACCATACTCTCGCGAGTTGCTCCAACGGATACAAACCGTGGAACGCTAAACGCTAGTATCGCGGCTGGCTTTCTCAACGGAACACTCGCAACAGATGCGGTTGCATTCTGGGGAAATGACCCGAATATGGGCCAGAACGGTAATTACACTACCACTTGGTACGCGGATGCTACGCATCCCTCAGTAGCAGGTAATGCTCTAGGAGCAACCTATATCGCCCCTGCTGTAATGCGGGCGGTGGGGCAAGGAGACATTGCAATCTGTAATAGATTCTCGATAGGGGTGAATGGGACTACGAACTGGACAATTGCCGCCAATGGTCATACATCCGGCCCAGGTGTTGCCATATCCGCCGCGACTACCCAGGCGGTGCCACTTTGGTATATAGGGCCGAAGTATAAATTAACCAAGGTAAGCGTGAAAACAACTACGGCTTGGTCTGGGACTGGCTTTACTACACTCACAGCCACAATAGGCGATTCAGTAGGGGGTACGACATATTACCTGCCCGGTAGTTATGACATGACTGCCGCTGTCAGTAATACGAATTTCTCTGATTCGGTTCTCCTTAAGTCCGCGACCTGGGCTGGGTCTAACCTGACGTTGGCTCTCACTGCAAACCAAAACCTGAATGCGAATACACTGACCGGAGGTCTGGATATCACGGCTTGTGTAGCGTCAATTCCGTAAAGGACAAGAAATGAGAGAAGGTAAAAGCTGCGCACAAATAGTTGTGATCGCAACCGTCTTAGCGATTTGTATTAACCTAGGGCAGACTTATCTCCATGGTCAGAGCGCCCAAACTGGCAATATAACAAACATCCACTTGATTGGGACCACCTCAGCCATTAGCGGAACTATCACCGGCATCGGCGCCTGTTTGAATCCCACGACCGTCTCCGTAGCAGGTGCGCGGGCTGGGATGGCCGTTTCGGTAACGCCCACAGCCGATCCTGGAGTTGGAGCCTCGTGGAATGCCTGGATATCCTCAAATGACACTGTATCTGTGCGCGTCTGTTCGCTTTTGGCGACATTGGCCTTAACGAGTTCAACTTACAATGTCAGGGTACAGCCGTGAAAGTAGTTAGTAAAAGTCCCCGCAATGCTTGCATTCGCCGAAGCCACTACAGCCAAATTCCTCAATCTCGTGGCAACACTGCGGGCAAACGGCGGCGGGACGCGGAACCCGAATCCAAGACCACAATCGCTTTAATACGCTCACAACCATGGGACTGAGTATATTCCGGTTCGCGTTCGCGGCGCAAGCCCTGTTGGTACTACCAGCCTTTGCCTACGTGGACGGTACTACTCTCGTCGGCGACGTGGGCGCGTCCACGATCACGGTGACTAATTCCGGATCGCTAGGTGGAAGCAAGGTCGTCAATCTTGGGGTTGGCGCAAGCCAGCGGTTCCTCGCCTGGGTCTCTATTCCTGGCTTCCCGGAGCATCGCTGGGTGTCCAGTCTAACCATCGGTAATAATGGAAGCTCAGGATGTACTTCGGCAACGGCGACGTGGGCAAACAACGGCTACGCGAAGGCGACAATCACCAGCGGGATTATCTCGGCCTGGGTGATAACCAACGGTGGCAACGACTACACCTCTGCGCCTACAGTGAGTATCGCATTCGCTGGATGCTCACAGACTCCTACTGCGACCGCTGTTGTATTGGCCGATACAACTTGCCATGATCCCTGCCCGCTCTCGATCAACGAGGAGTATGGGCAGCCAAAGCTCTGGTACGAGATCGTGGATTCCTCTGGCAATCCTTTCACGCCGCGCAAGCTAAGTTCAAAACTTCTGCTTCCCTTCGTTCAGCAGCCTTGTGAGGCTTCCCCGTTCACCATCCCCACAATGGTTCACGGCTTCGAGAACTACACCACTTGCAAGACAGTCTCGATTGCGGGTGGTGAAGATGTCTCCAGCGTGCAACTTTGGATGAACATCTTCAACGCCAAGGAAGGGGCTTGGCCGATGGTATCGGTCAACAGCAAACCCTACCACACGCTTCAAGATATCGGCGTCACGAATATCTTTTGCGCGGGAAGTGGCTCAACATGCCTCGTAAATACTAAGACCCCTCATGGATTCGTGGCTAACCAAGTCATTCAGTTCAATGGTGCGACACAGACTGGCGGAGGTCTTGGGATCGCCCAGTTAAACAACACCCAAACCGTCCTCACGGTCCCCTCAACAACCAGCTTTACAATAACTAATCCCATAGCAGCCTGTTCTGGAGTCGATTGTCAGTTAACCGATTCCACCGTATATGACACGGGCATCTCCGTCTCTGAGTTTTACTATGTCAATGAAGATCGTTGGTTCGGCGGCATACGCGGTATCCGGCAAGCCATCCAGGTTGCTGTGCCGCTCGGCTCAACTGATCTCACGGCGGGTACGACTAACCAACTCAACTTTCGATTCCCCGGCAGTCCAAGCGGCGTGGTTCATGGCTGGTGGCTGCTCGACTTCGCATTAGTGCAGGCTTGGCAGAAGATCACTGCCATCGCCGTCTCCGGTACAACTGCGACCGTCACACTTAACTCCGCGGTTCCGGCTGCATGGCATAACGGCGACACCATCGTCATTCGAGATATGGATGGCCCTCAGTGGATCTTTAACGGCAAACGGGTGATCGGGGGAATCTCTGGGAGTACATTCACGTTTCCCATCGTGCAGCCTACGGTTGGGTCTTGGAGCGTCCCGGCTGGAACATATGCAGTGCCAACAAGTAGAGACACAACCATCCAGACGCAACCGGCGGCATTCGCGGCGCGTTCGCTTATCCCTACCACGAGCTATACGGCCTACGATCCGAGTAGCTTTCCTAGCTACGGGGGAAACGTAACCAACGGAAAAACGTTTTTCACAACTGGAGTGCTAAAGGATCGTAACGACTGGATACCGAATCACGGCTCAGGCGGAACGTGTGTTAGTTGTCATGCCGCTGGGAACGTACCGGCTTATGACCTAGGGTACTTTAATTGGCATCCATACGTGCAAAAAATCGCCACTCTTGGGCGCGGCGGTACGGAGCAAAATGCCAACGATGTCGCCGCATACGTCGCTAGCCTGAGTATTCCGCGTCCAGGCCGACCCTGGGACCCGCCCTACACTCCGGGTATTGGCCTGGAGTCAACTGCTGTCGGAAATTGGGCAGGTGGGGCTGGTCTTCAATGGAAAGAAACATATGACCAGGATCTCCGCTGGTTCCTGGTCCCTGGCTGCACTCCTACGCTTACTGGATGTACGGGTGGAAGCTATGCCAAATGGGGGCCGGGTGGGAGTTCTAACGTAGGACCTAATTGGCGTGAACTGCCGCGCCCTTTGCAATTGGCCCACTGGATGCGCTGGCTGCCGACGATGGCCCCCGAAGACGTATTACGATACCAGTTCGGTATCGACTTTCTAACCGGGTTCGCACCTTACACCGATTATGCCGGCTACAACGCCACCACATCGGCTACCGCGCTTACGGCCCCTCTTCCCAATAATTGCACGGCGGCAAGTATAGGCGTGGCGTCAGGAACCAATATCGCCAACGGGGATTATTTGCAGATTCTCGACCTCACAGCGGCAAACAAGGCTGAGTATATCCACGTAACGGCGGGCGGTGGGACTACTGCCTTGACGGCTGATCGCTGCCAGAAAGGAAGCTCCTCTTCGCCCTGGTCGGGCACGGAGACCGTTGCAAACTTTACCAAGTACACCACCGCGAACAGCTTCTTCTCGTCTATCTTTGATGACGTAAAGGGAGAAGGGCTCGGTTTTGTTGCAACCCATCGTCCAGAGTTTCTCTTTAACCCTTCCGTTTGCGATGGTCATATGTGCGCCGGATATTGGCCGCCCTCTACTTACGCCCCAAACCTCATAGCCTTATTCAGTTGGGCAAACGTGAAACAGTGGGAGTTGATTCAAGAAATCTCCCTGTACAACATGTACGATCCAGTGGCCATT